AAATATACAGAACCTGTAACATCTAATGTTGAGTTGATACCCACAGAACCTTTAAGTTCAGAAGTACTATGTGCTTCTAAAGTTCCATAAAGATTTGTTACACCACTTACCGATAATCCATTGTGGAATGTACCCAATCCTTCAGCATATACTGAACCTGAAGTTCTAACGTTACCAGATGATTGTGCAATTTCAAAATGTCCTGAACCAACTTTTAAAGTTGTTCCGTCAAATGTGAAATCAGCACTGTCTTCTAACAATCCATTTGTACCCGCAATTACAACTCTATTATCAGTTAAGTTACCAACATATGTGTTACCTGTAATGAAAACTTCATCACCTGCACCATTACCTAAGTAAGTGTCTCCTTGAACTATTAAGTCATCAAATACTGTGATACCATCAAGTGATATAGTTTGAGCCTCTAACGTGTTAATATACGCAGTACCACTAACGTGTAAATTTCTCCAATTCTTATCAGTAGAACCTAAGTCAAACGCATTATGAATATCAGGTACTATTGATGAACTAATCTCAGCACCGAATGCAACGAAATCAGTTGTTGAATCACCGACAGTAATATTTCCACCTAATTTAACATTACCTGTTAAATCGATAGAACCTGTTTGGTAAGTACTACCGGTAATGAATAAATCACCGTTAAGTTCTAAATTACCATTTAATCTATTGATGGTTAATCCACTAATCGTGTTACCTTCAATATTACCCGTTAAATCAAGTCTATTATTTCCTGCCTGACTTAAAACGTATAATGATTTATTACCTGAAGCGTAGAAGGGAGTACCATCAACAACCGAACCATATGAACCAACCGAAATTGTTGGTGCTGTTGCACCTTGGTAGATTTTAGATACGGGTCTGTAAGCACCGGCAACTCCTTCAGTTTCACCAATGAACACCATTGGTCCATTGAGGTCATTAATTGACCCTGTAGTCATCACCAATTCACCTATTCTAGCAGTAACATCTTTAAGGGTTGATATACCACCTCTTCTATGTTTAATTATTTGTGCCATAATGTGTTTTACTTTGTTTTATATAAATACTTTATTTTTCGTTTAAAAAAATCCGTCTCCACAATCAATTATCGCAAATTTGCTGACATCTGCTAACTCACCTAACCCCTGTATTTTAAGAGACGCGGCAATCACTTGGGAACTTATTTGGTTTTGAACGATATTCATTGCCCCTGATACCACTAAAGATTCCACATTCGGGTCTAATTTCTGTATTAAGGTTGTTTTTCCCTCAACAAATAAATCTCCTTTGATTCTCATTGAACCTGTCACCTGTAAATCGTGAGTAGTTGCGTAGAATGAACCCGTTTCTCTCCAAATTCCAATTTCATCGATTGTTGTACTAACTGAACTTGAAAAGTTGGTAAATTCAGTTTCCTGAATAAACCCTTCTTCATCACCCAACGGACCACCTATCCACTTATCGTTGGCAGTATCCCAAAGTAATGAACCTGAAATTGTGTTTGGTGCAGTAGGGTCTTTAACTAATAAACCTCCAAAACCCGCTTCAGTACCATTTAACTCAATCACATTGTCTCCAATTGAAACTGTGGTTGAATTAATTGCGGTTGTTGTACCCTTTACTAATAAATTACCTTTTACTGTGAGATTAGAACCTGTGGTCTCGATTGATTCTTTGATAGATGCGGACCATTGATTTAGTTCATCACTATTTGATAATAATTGTCCTGAGATGTATATGTGGTCAGCATATATTGAATGTAACGAACCAGAAATGGTTCCCAAATCTGTTTGAGAACCTGACGGGACATTCCTTGTGTCAATTTGCGACCAATTAATTTGTTGTAAAGCCATCTAAAAGTAAAGTCTTTTACATAAATACTTTTTATTTGAGATGTCAGCATAAAAAAAGGGATTTTTTTAATCCCTTTTTGTTTTAAACGTAATTTTTTATAATTTCTATGACCTCATCTCGACTTTGGAAGTCTCTGCCCGGGATAAAAATAGGTCCCGTGTCATCATTTTCTTTTTTTATAAAGACGGTTGGAAGTAAATTATGACCTGTTTGACTAACCACTTGGTCCCAAATAGGTCTATTTTGATTTATTTCCAATTCTTCATATGGAATTGAAAGTTCAGTTAATTTTTCTTTAAGGTCGGCACAATGTCCACAAGTTTTTAAAGTAAAAATAACAATAGTATTACTCATATTATAAATTAAATGACTCTGTTATCACTTTATCATAGAAATTTTTAGTGTTGGCCCCTGTTGTTCTGAAAACTTCTTTCTTACCTTCAAAAAGTATAACTGTTGGTACACTTCTAACACCCATTGACATTGCCAAATCTTGGTTTTGGTCTACGTCAATTTTCACAAACTCTACTCCATTATAATTATCTTGGATTGATTCCAATGTCGGTACTAAAGCCTTACAAGGTCCACACCAAGTGGCAAAAAAGTCCACCAACACTTTTTCATTATTATTTAGTTTTTCTGTTAATTGTTCTGTTGTTAATTGTTTCATACAAATCCTATTGATTTTTTTTCTTTAGTTATTCTGACTTCGTCTGAGTCCACATTATATATATCAGCCAAACTCATTGCCTCTTTAACATCGTAGGTTTTACCTAAATGTTTTAATAATTTATTGGTTTCTTCTATTGGTAATTTTTCAAATTTATGTTCAACGATTAATCTACCCTTTCTAAGTAATGCTTGGTCGATTCTTTCTCTTTTCATATTGAACGTGGCAATTACCTGTATATTTAAACAATCACCTAAAATTCCATCAGTTAAGTTAAGAATATTCGAAACTCCTGCTGGTGAACCATTACCTTCTCTATCTGAAATAACCCTTTCAGCATCTTCAATAATTAAAATTGAATTTTTATTTTCCATTAAGAATGGAATTATGGATGGTTCTGATAACATCTCCGCCATTGATGGTGGGATAAATAAAATATCCTTATCCTCTACAAACTTTGTAATATATTTTAAATAAGATGTTTTACCGGTGCCAGGGTCTCCGTGTAAAAGAATGATACCTTTATCATTTGTCTTATTTAATCTCTTAATGATAATGTCGTGTATCTTTTTAAATTCAGGACCATAATTTAACTCTAAGTCCATATCCGGTACAGGTAAATCATACTCTTGAGTGTCTAAATGACCCATTTCACTCTTAACCAAATGGATATTCGCTCTTTTCTTTTCTTTAACTAATACCGATAGTGATTCAAAATCTATTTGGTTAGTAATCTCACCATTTTTTAAGTTATAAAGAATATCAATAGTTACGAGTTCGGTTTTCTTTTGTGTTGATAAATCAACTCTAATCATTATTTCCTTTTCTTTGTTAATTAACAAAGTCTCGATTGAAATATCGTAGTTCTTTTTCGTGTTCTCAATTTTATGAGTCGCTTCATACCCCAAACTTTTAAAGTGTTCGAGTATTTTCGGGTCGTAATAAGTCCTACTACTATATTTTGATGGCATATCACCAAACAAAACAATGAAATACTGACTATCAGGGAAATCGTTGGCATATACTGAGTCATATAATTTTAACTCAGAAGGTAATATTCTTATCATAGTAGTAATATAATTAAATTTTGTGAGAAATAGAAGTTAATTTAGAGAGTAGTGACCAAATTTTGTGTAAACAATAGGGTCAAAGACTTTTTTCTCCGGTTCTTTGATAATTTCCAATCTTAATTCTTCAAATTGTTCTTGTGTTAAACTTGGTTCACCTGATGAATCAAAATTTTTTTCAGACATCTCACAAAGTTTTGTGTAAAAATCATCAGGATTTGTATTTGACATAAAGTATGAACGAGCCTCTTCGTTTTTTGATAAGAACGATTTAACTTGATTCAAATAAATTAAAACCTCCGGCTTAAAATTCATTATACTTTTTCTACCTGTTCAATACCTACGGTTACAATTGTTCCTCTACCGAATACCTTTACTTCAACATCAACCTTGTCACCTTTAATTGCTGATACGATTCCGTTGAATCCGTTAAACGCACCATCAGATATTGTGACAATGTCCGCAACATTCAATGTTACTTTTTTAGACTGAATGTGTTCATCAAGAACATCATCTTTTAATATTCTTGCAACATCACTCTCTCTTAAATGAATGGGTGTTTTATCTCCGAGTAAACCCATAATTGATTGCTGATGTGCAATCACTTTAAGGTCATCGTCGTTTAATTTTTCCTGTGTTTCGAAATAAAGATATCCACTATAAAGAACTTTCTCTCTGATTACTTTTTTGTTTTTTACAACAACTAAGTTTTTTTCTAAAGGACACACAAATCTAAGGATATTTTTGATAGTACCCAAAGAAATTTCTTTGTTATATTGTTCAGTTAATTGTCTCTCTTTACCGGGTAAAACTTTTACCAAATACCAACTTGTCTTCATAAATAAATTATTTTATAAATATGAACTAATAGTTCATTATTAGGAGTTCGGTACCCACATTCTTTTCCTTTTTGGTTGATGCCGCTTTACTGAAATCCTTTTGTTCCCAACGATATTGGTCTTTAGGGAACCACTCAGATAATTGTGGAAAATCGTAATATGATAGACTGAATTTACCTTGAATACCTTTGATACATTCCGCAAGTCTTGTATGGTCATTTACATCAAAATCGTGATTAGAATAGTAATTCTCAGTTTTCCAATATGGTGGGTCCATATAGAAATAAGTTGTAGGTGAATCATATTTTTCAACCACTTCTTGGAAGTCTTTATTTTCGACAAATGTTATTTTATCGAAGTGTTCACGATACTTTGGATTTTTTAGTTTATCCATAAAAACTAAAACCTTACATCTGTATTTTCCCTTGTAGTCCATATAGGATGCGGTTTCAGGTTTAGAACCGGAGAACACCTGACCTAATACATAAACGTATTTACAAGCAATCTCTAAACTATTCTCATCAGTAATGACTAAGTTCTCATCAAATATCTCTTGTTGGTATTGATTGAACATTTGTTCATACTGAGGCGGTGTGTCAACCACACCCAACTGTTGGCAAGGATAGTGAGATAAACCTTCCCATAATACATCATAGTCTTTAGCCCACTTCATTAGGTTATGATTTAACCTATTATAGTCGTTATATACGACGGTCTTAAGGTTTGGATACTTCTCTAAGTCCATATTAAAAAAGACCCAGAACATACCTGAAAATCCCTCCACATACGTTTCGATGTCCTGTGGGATATATTCTTTTATCCACTTACCAATTCTTGCTTTTCCTCCAATATACGATATCATAAAAATTTAGGTTATATAAAAAAATATAAGTAAAAAAAATGAGAAAAAGAAATTGGTTTGATTTTTATCTGAGAAATAGTTATATTTTAATATGGCTTGTTCAGAATGTAAAAAATTACGTGAGGAGGAAAAAAACTATTATGATGAAACTGATAGAATCGCTAAAATAGTTTTCTATGGTGTTATCGTGGTTGGTGCTCTTGCGATTTATGGGGTGATATCCTTAATTAGTTGGTTATTATGATTAATTACAAATATTTCATAGTACTTTTTTGTAATAGAAAAAGAAAAAAACTAATCCACAAATCCGCCAAAAGAAGTACGATAACTGAAATATGGCAGGAATTGAAAACCCAAAAGAAGCCACCTTACGTAAAGACCAATTCGGGTAAAAAAAGAACCTCAACAAAATATGAGTTGGCATTAATATATCCAACAACCAGATGGTCCACCAAAACATATGTTAAAGATGAATTAGGTAGGAATGAAGAGGTGATATTGAGTAATGAAAAGGAAAGGGTTAAAGAAATCATTCCTTATTGGGTGGAGGAACTAATCTACGATTTTGATAGTAAAAAAAGAATCCGTTATCACGAAATGATGAATTACATTATGACGGTAAATGACGTTGCACAGGTCTTCACATTAAATAACAAAATATTTGTGCAGGTTGATAATGATGTAAGAATGTTCGGTAATAAAAATATTGACGATTCACTTCGTTTGTTCAATATAATCCGAGAGGATTTGTTAAAGAGAAAAAAGAACAACTTTATTTTTGTGAAAGATGTTACAACACACCAGAGAAGGATGTTGTACGATTTGTTAGTTGCTAAGGGATATAAAAGAACTGAGTTGTTTAGACACTATTCTTACTAAAGATAACATTAACTTCCCCTATAGTTATTGAAAATTTATTTTTAACAGATTTTATATTCTGTTTTGTTTTATCGGTAACCAATCCATATACTCTATTGAACTCTTCTTCTTTTAATTCGAAGATTACGGTTCTTGATTCCGATTCTAAATTTATTTTTTCTAATAAGTCAGATATAATTGCAATTTGATTAAAAAAATTACCTTTTTTTTCCATAGCCTAACACTAAAAGTATTTTTTTTAAGAACGATACTTTATTTTTTGGTTTGGGTTCGAACATTTTATTTTTATCGAAAGAGATTACCTCTTTAATCATCTTCTTCTTGTGCTCCTGTATCTCCTTCAAATCCTTCGTCTGCTCTTTCTCCAACCATTCTAATCCCTGTTGAATCTTCTTGTCCATAAGTATCAATAAAACTAATTTCTTTTAATTTGTCTAATGACTGGTTTTGGAATAATGCCTGTAACTCTTTAACTTTTGCGTGGAATAGTCTTTGTTTTTCTTCCTCTTCTTTGTTTACAACTACCACTTCTCCAGCACAAGCAAAAACTACATCATATCCTTCTTGAGTTGCTGTTGATATCAAGGATACCAAATGAAATTTATCATTCTTGTCCTGAACTTTAGCCTTAACTAATTTATACTGAGAAATGATATTTTCATATTTCCAAGTCAATGGAAATTTAATGTCAAGACTGACATTATTATCAATTTCACGAAGTGAAAAAAAGTAGGGTCTTAATCCTTTTATGTTTTCGTACACTAATTTCTAATTTATAAAAACGTTTATTACTGATGTTAGTATATATGCAATTGCAAAATACAAAAACACTTGATTTGTTTTAGAAACATTCATTGGTTCCGGGTCCTCTTCTCTAAGTGTTAATATGAACTCAAACAAAAACTTTGAGATATAAACAACACTTAACACGAGTAGATACAACTCAATCTTTATCATCATATTTTTTAATTTCTTCTAAAACTTCTCTTCTATACACACCAATCAATTGTTTGATTTCTTGTGCATATTTTCTTGCCCTAATAGACGCACTTCGATTACCCTTTTCATAAACCTTTTGGGTATCAACAGACATTTTTTCGACCAAGTCTTTGATTTTTTTTAAAGTCTCCATATTATTTATTCGGTTTTTAATACTAATATAGAGGAAAAAATTTACTTTTTCAAGTTTTGGTCTAACATTTTGTAAATTTCTGTCAACATATCCAACTCAGACCGAGTCTTCTTATATGTGAAATTGAAGAGTTTATAAAAGTATTCACGTATTCTTATTATACCACCTTCAGAATCAGTGATATAGAACGCCTCGTAAAAGAATAACCAAAGGTACTCATAATGAGAACCCCTTTCCTTAAATTCAATGTTTTCTTTTTTGAAGTTGTTAAGTAATTTATCGAAACACCAAGTGAAGTGATTCTGAATATCCTCCTGTTTTTCCAAGACATCATAACCCAAATAGGTTTCTTCGATGATGTCTAACAATGAGATTAAAAAGTCATAATATAACTCTGTTTTTTCCAGAGTTATATTATATGCTTTATACCAAATATCTATTTGATTCTTATTACTTTCTGACGTTAAAAACTCAATATAACCTTCTCTATTCTCCATATCTTTGTTATCATAAAATATACAGATAAAAGAATAGAAAAAAAAGTAGATTACTGAGTTTTCTTATTATAGTTAGCCATATTTTTAATTCTGTTCATTTCTTCTAAAACTACAGAATCTTTTTTTACAGACTCATTCACCTCTTTAGTAGGTGCTGGGTCCTTCTTGTATGCTGGCTCAGCGTGTCTTGTTTTCTTTTCTTTATCTATTGATTTGTATAAGTCTTTACCTACATTACTTGGTGTAGTGTTTGCAGTATCTTTTTGACCGTTACCCATTTTAGGGTCACCTTCTAAAGCCATTCTTAGTCTTTCGATAAACTCTTTTGAAGGTTTGTTATCATAATCTAAGTCCTGTAAACCTTTACCTCTGTAAGTGTCTATAAATTCTTCTTCGTCACTTGTATTTCTATAAGCTTCTTTTTCTTTTTCAGTTCCTTCTTGGTTAGGAAATTCAGGTTTTGTTGAACCTGAAACACCTTTCAAATAGTCATCAATTTTTTTGTTACTGTCTTTTAAGTCTTGACCAGATGATTGACTGTGTGATTTTTTAACTGCTTCTAAACCTGGTATTGCCTCCATAACTAATTTACTAATTAGTTTTGTTAACTCAGATTCACTTAATCTTATTTTTACTTTTTTAGATTCGTTCATTTTACCAGCACATTCATTACAACTACCATCTTCTTGTAACATTGTACCACATTCAGAACACGTACCTTTACCACCTTCTAACATTTCATTAGCGTTGTCACCACATTCTTCACAGTTTTCACTGTCTTCCATCATTTCACCAGAGCAACCCGCACCTTCACACATACCTTCTTCTTCCTCTAATTGTTTCCAAGATTCCTTAACGTTGTGAGTTTCCCCATCAACTTCGAATGACTCTTCACCCTTTTCTTTAGCATCTAACATTGCTTTAATGTATGCATTACCTTCCATTGGTTCTTGATTTTCCATATTTTCTGTTTCTTTTTTCTTTTTTACTAATAAATGAGGTGCACATTCTTTTGCTAATTGGATAAGTATGTGTTTTGCTTTGTTTCCACTACCACGGTTATAATCCCATTCATAATCTGATGAATCAATTTTAAAGTACATCTCATAATGTTCTTGTTCATCAATTTTACCTGCATCAAGCCATTCGTCCACTTTAGCTTTTACCTCCTCCATTGTCTCGTCATAATATTCATATGGGTCTTGCATATTTCCATATTCATTTATTTCAGTTGCAGGAGTTTCTTTTTCTTCTAATGATTGTGCAATCTCATCAAGATGGTCTATCATTTCTTGATACGAACCGTAAGTTTTCTTATCGATAAGTAATTTCTTTTTACCCTTCAATTCACCATCTTTATTTTTCTCAACATAGTCTTTAGCCTCATCAATACTATCAAATGATGCTAATGGTTCTCCCTCACAAGTAACGTGATATTTCACTCTTTTAGTGGTACCTGCCTCAGTTGTGATAGCATTTTTAACTTCTTCTGCTAAAATACTTTCAATTATATTGGTAATTTCTGTTGATTTCATACTAAATAAATATATCTTTAATTCCTTTTAATACAATTTTCTCCACTTCTTCTACCGGTAATCCGTGTTTTTTTGCGGATTCCTCAATAGATTCTCTTAGAACTTCAATTGCGTTTATGTCTCCTTGATTACAATAAGGAAACTTTTTACACTTGTCTTTAATTTTGACATATATTCCACCCGGTCCTCCGAATTTCGGGAAGTTCTTATCTTTAACTGCTCTACTTTTACCTATACTTTCAGGACCATCTATCTTAAGTGGGTTCTTTCTACCTCCTTTAGTTGTTGCTCCAAATAATGGTACATCGAAAGCGGCCGCTGCAGATATTCCTGAATCCATCGCCTCTTGTACATCTTTCTTATTAAATGACATTGGTGCAGAAAATGCTCCTGCAGATGCTGCTCCGGTCATTTCGTCGAAATGTGTCATTGTTGGTTTGTTACCTTTACCAACTTTAGGTTCTTCTTTCTCCGCTCTTCTTTTTTGTTGTGTCATTGCCTTCTTTTCGTCTTTATCATATGATGACGCAACTTTAGGTGTCTCTTTAGATACCTTTTTTGATGGTCTACATTTAGGGTATGACTTACCGTCGGCGTCTTTTCTTCCACAAGGAGGATGTTCCCCATCAACCTTTTTACTGACATCAACCCACTTCTCTTTAAACCATCTTCTAAGGTCTTCACTTATTTCTTCGGTTGATTCGTTTTTTGATTTTTTCTTCCATCCACCACCTTTAGATTTATACCATTTAGCCGCCCAACCATTTGCATAAGCACTTGGGTAAACATCAAATTTAGATTTGGCCAATGATTTAGCTCTTGACCAAAGGGATGGGTTTGTTGGTTGGTTTTCACCTTCTTCTAAATCTTCTTTAGATTCATCTATTGGTACACAGTTAGGTACTTGTTTACCGTTCTTTAGTTTACCACCGATTTGTTTATAACCTTTCCAACAACCTTCTTCTATTTCAGACTTTTTTAATTTACTGTAGTAACTTGGATTTTCACTCAAGTGGTCCATTGCAATTTCTTTTGCCATCGCTCTACTTTTAGAGTGTTCCAATTCCACTTTCATACCGAGATGTAATTCTTTTTTCAAAGATTTTAACATATCGTCCATATCATAGTAACCTTTTTTGTTAAATTTCTTAGCAATGTCCAATAATGTCATATTATCGGCCTTCCCACCTTTAAGGGATTCGTTCATAGTATCGTCAGATTCATCACTATCCCAACCCGGTGCTTGGATTACCCAAATCTTAGGGTCGTGACCTATTCTAATTAATCCCGCCAATCTGGTGTTACCACCTAATAAATCATATTCAAAATCATTAAATTTAACCGCAATTGGCGTTTCCACCACACCTTCTTTATATGACTCAATAAATCTTTGTCTTTTATCTCTATCTAAAGATTCAAAATCCAAATTAACGTTTTCAAGAACGTCTTTAATTTGTGAATATTTTACAACTGACCCGGTTGGTGCAAGTTGTAACCATCCCGCCTTTCCCAATTCTTGGAATTCAGGATAACGAGCGGCTTCTAACCATTCGTATCTAAAGTTGGGTTTTTTATATTTTAAATTATCTAACATTTTTTAATGAGGTTTCCCAAAAAGACTTTCTTTGCCATAAGGTCTTGAATAGTTCCACAACAACCTTGCTAGATAAGTCCACGATTTTATCATCAATCTTTTTTGTACCCAATTCTTTTTGGATAACTTTGATTACGATATTATGTGCTTGTGTTGTATCCAAAAAGTCTTTCATTTCCTTTCTGGCAATTCTTTCAACTTCCGCCTTGTCTGCTGCTGTAAGTGGCATATTAGTTTTGTCTTCTTGTTAATATCAAATTATTCATTTCGTCTGTGAATTTCATTTCAAATCTCTTCAACTTGTTTAAAACTTCCATAACTTCATTACTTAATTTTAACATAGAAGAGTTTGTAACATAAACCCCATTATCATCTCCAGCTGAAAGTGTGAAACTGATGTTAAAGTTACCAATTACACCGTCCAATTTAACACTATCAGCATAAACCATCATTTTACCAAGTTCTGCAATTTCTGAAACCTCATTACGGAAAGCATCAATAAGTGCTGAGACTTTTGTTTTCTCATCATCCTTCATTTGTAAATCCTCGGAATCTGTTGAGTTAAAGTGTATTTCTACACCATTCACGATTGTGAAGTCTTTCTTTTCCTCCCCACTTTGTTCTGGTTGTTGTGGGTTATCTGTAATTGGAGTACCGTTTAATTCGGGTTGTTCTCTAAGGTTTGAATATGAGTTTGGTTTGTTGAATCTTCTCATTGTATTCAACATTCCTTTCATCTCATCGTAACTATTTGTTGTTTTGTTTTGCATCGCTATAAAATATTCTAAAATCGAATGATGGGTTTATATCTGTATAAATATTCAGAAAGTTGGATTTACATACAATTCCCCTGAATTTTGTTAAGTTTTCAATATAACCCTGCGACGGTACGGTGTGGTATGGAATTTTGTGTTCCTCACATAGGAGGGAACATAGTTTGACAAGGGAGGATTTTTGTTCATCCGTGTACTTGTCCCAAAAATAATGGTTTCTCCAATTACGAATATGAGGTTCTGACCTATAAGGGTCCCCAATCCAATTATTGAGAAATCCGGTTATGGTGTTTTTATTCAACCATCCAAGATTCTCAATAGCTATCTTAATCTGTTTCTTATCGGTATTAGGGTCGTTAAAAGTATTGGAGCTATACTTTGTATCAAACAGTTGGTAAACCACCCCCATTTTGGTTATAACGAAGTGTGGGATATTCTCGTACTTACCGTTTCTTCTATATTTTAATTTCGAGATGAAATTATCCACCCGTCTTTGGGTGTCATATAATAAGATTTGGGTTTTTTTACTACGTTTTTTGACTATATTAAGATTTTCCTTATCGAGAATTTCTACGTCTTGAATTTCCAACATTCCTTCTAAATGTTTTTCTTGCTGGATTTAGCGTTTGCTCCTCAATCACAGACTCTTCGTCTGATGTTGGTACGATGACCTTATCGTTATCTAAATCGTATATTATTTGTAAAGGATTTTCATCGTCTGACTCTAAATAAAGTTCATCAGACTCAAATTCCTCCAAGGTCGTAGGGGATGGTGTCGATAAAAATGTGGTTTCCGACCCTTCTTCTAACTTTTCTGAACTTTTTTTTTTAACTCCTCTTCTTCGTTAACTTCGGAAGGGATATCAATTTGTTCTGTGGTTGGTTCCATCCACTCGTTTGAGACTTGAATCTCTTCAACGATTGGTGGTATGTTTACTGCATTGATAACATCATTCATTATTTGATTAATGTCATCAATTTCTTTATTATCTGATTGATAAACAGGTTCATCATCTTTTACAATATCAACTGAAATATCAAAAGGTTGTGGTTCCTCAATCGTTGGTGGGATATGTTCGTTACTTTCATTTTCCCAGTATTGTTCTTGAATTTCTTCAGTCCAACCTTCCTCTTCGATAGTTGATTGGTTGAATTCATTTATTGCTTCGGTAATGAAATCATCCATATCAAGCTTTCTTTCAAACTCATCTTGATTCATTTCCATTATTTCTTCGTCAGATAATGATGGAACATACTCATCTTGGAAAATATTTGTCGATTCAGGGGTTATAGTGGAAAAATTTTGACTTTCTTCCTCTTCTGTTGGTTCTATTGTGGAAAATTCTTCCTCTTCTAATCCATCCATTAGAGTTGAGTCCCAATCTGAAATATCATCATCAATTGGTTTTGGTTCTTCCTTAATCATTGGATTATCAAATGGTTCATCATAAAGACCTAACTCTTGGTCAAGTTTCATAATTTCAACCAACGCTTCTCTCTGTTCCTCCTTTTCTCTATACTCACTATTAGCCAAAGCTCCGACCGGTTCGTCTTCAGGATTCATTGGACCAAACTTTTCTTCTCTATCTTGAGTTATTTTTGTAACAATGTCCCAAGTTCTTTGTAGTTTAATTTGTTCCGCCTTTTTTAAAATCTCCTCGTCGGTTAGTTCTTTATATTTTTGGGCTGCATTAATCAATGCTTCATTTGGTGATGGTGGATTTAATAACACCTCTTCAAGTTTCTTAAGGTCGTTCTCAGATAAATGAACTCTTGCGATTTCACTTGGGTCTATTTCTTCCTTAACATCTTCAACACCCTTCATTCTATCCTCTTCAGTAAACTTAACTAACATATGAAGGAATGATAATGAAATGATTGGTAACATACCACCTGCAAAAAATGCTAAAAATCTTTTATGTCCAATAAAGTCAGTAGGTTCAACACCCATAAATTCAACCAATGGTGAAACTAAACCAACCCAATCTCTAAATGATTGACCGTTCACATCAATATATGAATAAGCAAAAAAGATATTACCGATGAATTGGATTATGGTTACAATCATAAATGGGAAATATACTTTTTTACCCATATTGGCAGATATTGCTGCTAACGCAGATAATGCCGCAATCTCAACACCGATGGATAAGTATACCGCCCAAGTTACCGGATTGGAAATACCATACCATTTAGTTACGTGTGAAATTGAAACGATTGCCACGGTAATGATTGGTATCAAAAACGCCGCAATGATTAAAGTTTTATAATTTTTATTAATCCAATTCTTCATTTACTATTTTCTTAATTTCTTTATTTCTTCCTCAATTTGAGTTTGTCTTTGAACGTCTAATATTTTTCTATCCGTTGCTTGAATCATTCTTTTCTCAGCCTCTAAACCCATAATTTTTAATTCTTGGTTTAGTTCATCCTTTGTATAAGTTGAATCTTTAATAGCTTGAATGTCTTTTCTTACTTTTGACAATTCTCGACTATCACTACAGCTTTTAAAAAATGTTAATACCGCAATTACCAATATGATTATGGTAAAGTTTTGTTCTAAAAATTTTTTCATAATTTCTTTTTATAAATAGTTTATTAGAGAATAACTCTCGTTTCTCAATTTTTTTATTGCTTTATCTTTAAGTTGTCTAATACGTTCTTTAGTACAATTAAATTCTTCTCCGAGGTCTTCTAAGTTGGATTCAACACCATTCAACCCAAAGTACTTCTCAATAATTACTTTTTCTCTATCATCTAACACGCTCAAAACACGATTAACTCGTTTACGGATTTCTTCTTTTGTATTAAGAATATTTTCAGGATTCTCTTCGTTTGGATTTCTGATGATATCGATTAGTTGGTCTCCCTCTTCATTAATCTCATCATACAACCCAACACAATACGGTAAACTAGTTCCGTTTGGTTCGTCACTATATTTGATGTAGTAACTTTCCTCATCGCTAAATTCTTTCTTAGCTTTCTGTGCTTCTTGTACAAGGTTTGAAGGAATTCTAATCGTTCTTGCATACTCGTTAAGTGATGCCATAATTGATTGTTTCACCCACCATACGGCATACGAAATAAACTTAACTCCCGATGTGGGGTCAAATCTTTCAATAGCCTTTAATAAGCCAATGTTACCTTCTGAAATTAAATCGAGTAAATCTAATCCTTGATTCTGATAAGACTTCGCAACTGATACTACAAATCTTAAATTTCCTACAACTAATTCTTCTTTCATACCCTCCAAATCTTTTTTTGGAAGTTCGTTTTTGATTAATTGTTCAAAAATTTCATCTTGTCTTTGATGAGTAATAACAGGGATTTTCTTTAAATCTTTAAGATACTGTTGTATCTCCTCCGTGTTGATGATGATGTGTTTTTTGCGCATTTGTTAGTAAGTTTAGATACTCTAAAGATACGCAAATTTTTTTAATTTTCAAAATTATCAAGAAAATTTTTTTCCTCGGGGGTCAAACTTGAAACCCCCATAGATTCAATTTTTTCTAATATGTCATCAAGACTAAAGGATGGGGGGTCTTCTTTTGAGGTTCTGTGAAAGTCTATTTTCATAACATTTATTTCGTCAAGTTCCGCCGGTTTAAAAATAAAATCCTTCATACTCTCAGGTATGTGGGCGGTAACTAATTTTTCCCTCTCAAAAAGAAAATAAAATTTAATATGTTCAGGAGTTAAAAATGAAAAAAGTTCTTTTGCCAATTCCATTTTTTCTTTATCTGAATCAAATATAATAATAATGTTCTGATTATTTTCAATTATATACTTAACGGAAACTATTGATTCACTCGGAAACACTTCCGCGCAGAAAAATTCGATATCCTCTCGGTCTTCAAAATTACCGTATATGAATAAAATGTACGTATTCATATAAATTAATAAATGTTTTACTTTTTTAGTCTAACTTTCCAATATACACCACCACCAAGATACGGAGAAAGTTTACCATTTGTACCATCAGTTACATTATTCGCTAACCCGACACCAATTTTATATAACTTCTCATCTTTGGTTTTTAGTACCATTCCCAACCCCATCAAGTTAACTACGTTTGGTTTATCAAACTTAGCATCAAAACCAAGATAAAGTTGTGTTTTACGAGGTTCAGGAGTATAAATGGTGTCGTTTATAATCATCTTCTTAACGTCAGCAATAAACTTTCTATTCACTACACTATTTTTAGATATAGTATCTGTAATAGTAACTGTACCCTGATTATTTGGTAATGTTAGGACCTCTTTATGTGGAACTTTTGCAAAATATATTTTTAGTATTTCAGTAGTGTCGACTTGTTGAATCACGGGTACTTCTACTCTTCTTTCAACTTCTACTTCAACCGGCACTTCAACTTCCACTTCAACCTCAACTTCTTCAGGGATGGTGTCGTGAACTGCATATGGTATTGAATCTGTTTGTACAACTAACTTAGTTCTATTAGGCATAAACCCTTTTGGATTTAAGAATTCCAAAAGGGCTATGAGTATTAAAATGACAATTACAATATTTCTAATATCGAGATATTTCTTCATTTTATTTTAATAATAATGCTGATGTTGCAATTATACCAACAAAAGAACCTACCTTATATAAAAATGTCTTTCTTCTTTGTCCTTTAAGTTCTTTTAATAAACTTTCAGATTTAGCTCGTTCTAAACCAAATTGTTCATCCTTTTTAGTGATAATCAATTCAAGGTTAGAAATCTTTTGGTCTTTAAGTGTATCTTTTTGTTTGAACAAGTTTAATTGTTCGTCTTTAAGTCCGATAACTTTATTTAATTCCTTGATTTCTACAACTGCACCATCTCCTTTGATTAGGTCTTTAATTACCAATTTTGCAACCGGTACTTTTAACGGAACTATAGTATCAATGTTGGTCTTTGTAACGGTCTGTGAAAAACTTTTCAAGGTCACTAAAGTTATAATTGTTAACAGAATCAATTTTTTCATCGGTTTGTTTTTTAATAATTGTAATGTTTTTTGTAACATTATTTATGTTCTTATCTACTACATCAATTTCCTTATCAATTGTAGTAATTTGTTCAGTTATTTTTACATTTTCCAACTGAACCGAATCAATCTCATTTTGGATTGAATCAATCTTTGCATTGTATCCTGCAACGTCAGTTTTAATACCTTTCATTTGGAAGATACTATACCCCGCCAGGAATACAATCAAAATCAATAGAATGTCGGTCTTATTAATCTTCATATTTGGGTTTTCTTATAAATATGAAGAAGGGGACATTTAGTCCCCTTTTATCTTACTTTTGTTTCTTTTTAACTACCTCATCGATTAGTCCGTAATCGAGAGCTCCTTGAGCAGATAACCATAAATCCCTCGAGGCGTCGTTTTTAACCTGTTCTGCGGTCTTCCCACAATATTCACCCAAAAGTTCAAATAATCTATCATTTTTTCTTTTCCACCAAACCATAGTGATTTCAGCGTCTTGGATATTCCCAACCGCTCCACCTGATGATTGGTGTAACATAATTTCAGAATCTTCCAATGAACTACGTTTACCTTTAGTTCCTGCACCTAATAGTACTGAACCCATAGACGCCGCCATACCCGTACAAATAGTTCTGATGTCAGATTTGATGTAATCCATAACATTTACCATTGATAGTCCTGATTTAACAGAACCACCCGGACTATCAATATGCATCGTGATGTCGTTGTGGTCAATACTATCCAAGAACATCAACTGAGCCTGTACGACTGTTGACATATGGTCGTTAACCTCACCAGCAACCCAAATGATACGTTCCATCATCAAACGAGAGAAAACGTCCATTGCAGTTACATTCATTTGTCTTTCCTCCAAGATATATGGAGTTAAACTATTCTCAATACCTTTGTTGAAATTATGTAAGGTTAATGAGCTAATTCCACGGTCTTTAGCGTATAGACCAAAGCTGTTGTATTCCTTTGCGGTCATAATAAGTGTTTTGGATAAAGTTACAAAATATAAACGAAATTAAGAAATTTTGGTGTTAATATATTCAACTGAGGATATATTTTCATCTTTTTTAACCATAATGATATTGTCCGACCAGTTTCTTATTAATGGGTTATGAGAAATTACTAATATATGTTCAAAATAATTTTTGATTTTCTTAAAGAATTCCCCTACCATTTCGAGATTGTCGTCGGCAATTTTACCGAAGACCTCATCCATAACCACAATGTTAGGTTTAGGTAATGATGATATCTTAGTCAATACACTTCTGATAGCCAATGATGAGATGGTTCTTTCGTAACCTGAACCACTCGATAATGATTTAACAACTCTAGTTTCATTATCAATCATTAAGAATTCTAATTCATTCTTATCATTAATGTTTAACTCCAATGTAAAGTAGCAACTGTCAGATAATAATCGATACAACTCCTGATTTAATAATGGAATCATATTTTTAATAATAACTTTAGAAATACCATTCTTACCAAATATGGTTAGATATGTTTTGAACACGTAAATCAATTCTTCTTCGGATTTAATTTTTGTAATTAAATCGTTATTAACCCCAATCTTTTCTTTTGACGTGGTGATATTATTCTTGTGTTTTTCGATTGACTGATTAGTGATACGGATATCGGCGTTTGCAGTTTCAATCTTAGTCCTTAAAGCAACAACTTCTGAATCAATTCTTTGGTTGTGTTCTAATTTCTTTTTGTTATTATCGTAGTTAGTTAATTTTGACTGTTTTGAATCAATCTCAAGTTGTCTTTGCTCAACTTCCAATTCATATCTCGCTTTACGAAGTTTATCTCTTTCATAATTGTCGAACTCACTTTTTAAAGAATCCAATTCATCTGACTTAACTTTTAATTTATCAAATTCAGATTTATTGGTTTCAATGTTTTTTATGATGTCCTCAATTTCTTTTTTAATCTTTTCAATTTCTTCAGTATGGTCAACCTCATCCAACGCTCTATTACAAGTAGGACAAATTGTTCCTTCTGTTAATTGTTTGATTAACTTTTCCTTTTCAGTTTTTTCATATTTGTATGCGAACTCAATGCCCTGTAGGTCCGCCATTTGACCTCTCAACTCTTTATGTTCATCTTCGTGATAATACTTCGATGGTTCTTTAAGGTCAACACTATCAGCACTTGATTTACTTTGATTCCTTTTAAGTATTAATGCATCAATCTCACCTTTCAACAATGTTGGGTTAGTTCTTATTAGTTCTTGGTCAACATCGTTATTTTTAGAACTAAGTGCATTGTCTCTCCTTTCCTCCAACATCGTAAGTGCCCTTTCAGTATCGGATAATACTTCGGTTAGTCTTAAAATCTCATTTTCAGAATTACCGATACTCTCCGTTAAAGTTTCATTAGTATCTTCTAAGTCTTTTACGTTATGAGTATTTGAAATTAATTTTTTAGACCAGTCATTATACATCTCTTTACAGATGTCTTCTTTTTGTTTTAAACTTTCTAACCCTAAAAACTTTGTAAGAATCTGACCTCTTGCGGTTGGTTTAGATTCAATTAGTTCTTCTAAGTTATAACCGGTTGTTAATATCGTTGATAAAAAATCTTCTTGACTACCAATCGCAGATGCAATAAATGTTTCAGTTTCTCTTCTTTGTTCTCCCGATAAGTTTGATATTGTACCGTCTTCAGTTACTTTGAAGAATTCCAAATCACTCTTAACGTTATATTCTCCAACCTTTGTTTTCTTTCTCGTAATTGTTCTTGATATGATGTAACTATCTCCGTCAATTGTCACATATCCTTTTACTTTTACCTCGTCTTTATCTGAAAACTTATTGAATACCTCAATATTGGTTTTTGTTTTTGTGGTTGCGTTGAAGAACAAGAACATTAGTAGGTCAACAGTTGCGGTAGACTTACCTCCAAAGTTTCTTGGGGTTGATTCAATAACAGTAATACCATCTAAGTTCTCAAATTCAATTACATTGTCTTCACCAAATGATAAGAAATTAGAAAACTCTATTTTCTTTATGAACCATTTATTGTAACGTACTTTATTTTGATTTAATTTATCAATCTCACCGTTAACTTTATCGTCCAATCTATTAAGTAAATCCCACTTAACGTTAAGGTCGTTTTCAGTAACAAATTCTTTAACAATTTTCTTCTGATACTGATGGTCTAAAATACTATCAGTTGCCTCAAGTGTTCTTAATTGTGTATTAAGTGTGTTTGTGGATATCTTGGTTATGATTTTAACACTGGTGGAGTTGTACTTCTTTTCGAAATAACTTTTAACTCTCTTGATTCTTTCTTGGGTAAGATTTTCTGGTGTATCTTCCCACTCTACTTTTATAAAAGGATTTGCCATATTAAATATTTTTTACGCAACTGAATTTCCAAACCATACAATCAAAAAGGTAACAACCGGAACAACCTAAATCATCGTTATAAACGGCGTCACCATCTAATTGTGAAAACGGATAACCTAAGAATTGTGCGTCATATCTAAGTCCCGTCTCTTTACACTTTTTACAAGCACTTCTTTTTAATTTATTACAATTACCACACAATGGTTGAAAATCGGATAGGTTTTGAGTATCTGAACTCAACACATTATCGTCATTGTATCTACCATTTTTGTGGTCGATTTCCATCTTCTTACCTTTCACACCACAATGAGCACATCTACTGTGTTCTAATGCCTTTCGTATATCTTTACGAATATATCGATTTTTGTGAGAATAATCAAAATTATACCCATCAAATTTAAATGCGGTTGTTTTTCCTTTATCTCTTACTAATGTGAACTTAAAATACTTCCCAACTGTCCTATTCCATCCCGTTCCGTTATTTGGAATACAACTATCATCTTTATTTGTTTTACCAAAATCAGGGTGTTTTTTTAGTTCATCGAATGTCAGTAACTCACTAACACCATCCTCATTAATTGGATTGAAATGTAAAAGTCTTCCTAAGATTGATTCTGGTTTGGCGTTTTTATTTAGGTTTTTAAAAAACTTAACCCTCTTATCCTCATCATCAAAAGACTCTTCTTTCGGCGGTTTGATATGGGACTTGTATTTATCGTTTAGATAATCGATAATTGAATCCCATTCATCTTTTCTGTTAGGTGTTAAATCGAAGAAACTATCTTTATCACCTTTGATTACTTCAACATACGTGGCATTCTTTTTATCACCACCATTCTTTATTTTTAGTGACTCAAATAATTTTGGTTCACGTAAAAAATACTCTTTGGTTACGTAATAATAAAGTTCCTTGATTATTGAATAATCAATTACCTTGTAACCTACTTTAAGTAATTTCATAGATTATTTTAATCTACTTTCTTCAAAAAATTCGATGATTGCATTTATTGACCACACAATACCTGCCGTGAACATACCGTCCCAAAAGATTCCGAATACCCAATGTATATCGAAGAATTTAGTTGTTAATCCACCTAAGGCTAATGACATAAAAAAACCAACCCAAGTACTTGTACATAAAGTACAACTAACTAAGTCCCCAAAAAACTTTGAGTTTCTTTTTATAAATTCTCTTGTTGATTCAAAGATAGAACCCCATACAATAATTGAGGTCATTCCATAAGCGGCGAGTGACCATAATAAAATTTTATCCATAATAATATTCTTTGTTATAAAAATATAACTAAAAAAATGGATAAATCAAAACTAGTTACCTACTTTAATATGTGTAACTGTTGAGTCGTTGATGTCTAAGATTCTCCAAACATCAATAACAATCGAACCTGAAGGGAAAATAAAATTTATAAATTGTTCGTGAGGTACGGTTACAATATATGTTCCTTTTTCAAAATATGGTTCAACCGTGTCGACAAATGGGTCGTAGTGTTGGAATGTAACTCCTTGCTCCGTTAACATATTAGCCAATAACATTGATGGTGAACCCAAAGTTAAATTGGTATTTTCTTTAAACGTCTTACCCAAGATTGTATATGGTCCTGGTTGTTGTGTTAATAATTCGATTAAGAATTCTGTTTGTTCTTCTCTTGCTTCCATAATATCTTCAAAAAAATTGTGGGATAGGTTTAATTTATTAGCCAACCAACTCATTGCTATGTTATCTCTTGGGTGACATCCTCCTCCATCTCCCATCCCTCCATTTAAATATTTGGTGGAAATTAATCTGTTCGTTGCCAATTTCAAACCACCCATAACTTCATCGATGTTCGCACCGGTTTTATGACAAATTTCCATAATCGTATTAGCAAATACTATCTTCATACCAATAAAGGTATTATAGGAAACTTTAATTAATTCTGCATTTTTGATTGACGTTTGATAAAATGGTTTATCGTGTAATGTTTCATAAAACTTCTTAACATACTTCGATGCTCTTTTATCTTTAGAACCAAATAATATGAATTCAGGATTTAAAAAATCGTTTATTGTTGTTCCCATAGCAATGAAGTACGGGTTATAACACAATATAAAATTTTCATTTCTTTCAATTATCGGCATTATTTCTCTTTCAATAGTACCGGGTAAAACTGTTGATATGATTACCACAATCTTTTCTCCATCCTGTTTTAGTATTTCATCAGATAGAGTTTTAATTCCATTTTTTAAAGGTTCGTAATCAAAGTCTGACCTTTCATCGGGTATTCTTGTACACCCTTCAAATTTATAATCGTGAGGAGTTTGGATTGGGACAAATATTATATCAGAATGATTCACAACATCTTTTACTGTTCCGTATTTGATATTGTGAGTCTTTAATAAATCCTCAGCCCCTTCTTCAAGGTAAGGTAGTTTCTTACCATTAAGAATTTCCTCGACGGTATTATCAATATCATAACCCCACACATCGTGTCCCTTATTATCAATTGCCAATGCACAAGGTAAACCCAACTTACCTAAACCAATAAATCCTATTTTAAATTTATTCGCCATATAAATTATTCAAATCACTATTTTTCATAAACGTTGCCTTATTAAATTTATTTAAAGCCTCGTTTAACTTATTATTCTCTTCTCTTAATTTTTCTATTTCGGTATTATCCACCACAGTTATTTCTTTTATAACTTCCTTAGTGATGATTTGTGTATCTCCGACTATTTCAATAGGGACTTCTTTAATCACCTCCACAATTTTTTCAACGGGAACTTCTTTAATTACCTCTACGATTTTTTCAACAACAACCTCTTTGATAATTTCTTTTTCAACAACTTTATCGGTACCCTTAATACCGTATGGGGTCTCACCATACTTCAATATAGTGAAACCCCTTTGAAATGTTTCTTTAGCCAATTTTTCAACGTCTTTAATTTCGTTTAATCGGCAATACTCAAGAAACTCATCACCCAAGGTTAATAAGTTCCTCTTGCTCATTTTCAATATCGTTAATATCTGTTATTTTAAAATGCATAAATGGTTGGTCGTTTGGTAAATCGTGGAATGTATAATCCTTGGTATTAACATCGTAGATTCCATATCCGTGATGTTTAATAGTTTCGCCAAAGTTTTGTTGGATTAGACTTCCAACCATAACCGCCTTTCCTCCGTTAGGTAAATCCCATTGTTGTCTCTTATGAATATCTCCACATAATAATAAATCTAAATCAACAAAGTTTAATCTATCATATGCATCCTCAAACTCAAAACCTAAATCAGTTGACAATCCTTGAATCGGTCCGTGAAATAATCCGACTGTTAATAACCCTTCTTGTTTAGTGAATTCAGGTCTAACATTGTGTTGATATAATGAATAAACAACCCATTGGACATTACCTTCGGTATCAACGTAATCACCACTATCTTTTAGGTATGTAATGTTTTTGTTATCCAATAATTCCACGATAGGTGTGATACTATCGATACGTTCTGTATTATTTTCTAAGAAATCGTGATTTCCCGGTATGATAATTACTTTACCATATCCTGATAATTTATTTAAGAACCAACTTGTTAATAATAGTTGTTCATTAGATATATTAATCTTTTGGTGTGCAATGTCACCAGCGATTACTATTCGAATTTCGTCCCATCCAATACCTTCTGATGTCCATTGAATTGAGTGTTCTTTAATCTCATCAATTAATCTATCAAATTGTTTTTTATACAACTCGTGCATTTGAATTGTACGAATATGTAAATCAGCAATGTGAATTATTTTCTTTATCATTTCTTTGTATATTTTGTTAAATCCATTTGAAGGATTGTGTTGTTAATTTGTGGCGGAACTTTGTACTCTACGAATGTACCATCTTCTTTTAATAATACAATCACACAACCTAATAATTTTAAATTTTCGTACTTGGTTCCTTTTAACATCTTTATCAACAATCTTGCGTAAAGTGGAAGTTGTATGTAATAATGACCTAACGCAGTATCGTGATACTCTTGGAATGGTGGGTACAATCTACCTGTGTAGTGTTGGACTTCAAAGTTTTTTGGTTGATTGGTTTTCCAATCGGTAACAACAATACCAAAGTCAGTACCTTCTTTATTCGACATCAACCATATTTTATCCGGCTGACCCGTATATCCTAATTCATTATCACCTAACACTATTTCTGTATCAATAAGAATCGCACCTCTTTCTAACATTAAGTCAAGAAACTGTTTACCTGCAATAATCATATTATCACTTTTGGTAAGTTGTGTTTCGTCACATTCAAAAATTGGTCTACGAACTTCTTTGTAGTCTTCGTGTCTTTGTACTAAATCACTCTCTAATTCAAAGTGAACACGACTACCCATATTGGTAGCATACTGTCCGGTTGCTTTCCATTGTTCCTGTAACTCTCGAGCAGCAATTGGGTCACCGTTACACATTCTTAGTGCGGTACCTTCAGCATCAAATGCTTTATGGAATTTCTTTACTACTTTAGATACTGATGGAAATGTTTTTCTCAAAACACCATTCATATCTTTCATATAATAAATGTGTTCTTCCTCAATAAAAGTAAGTTCTAAATCCTTTCTTCTCTCTTCTAATAAATTGTTTATCTCTTTTGAGATTTCTACTAAATTCATATTAATCTAATTGTATTTTTTCGTATTCACCTAATTTACCTTGGAGGTCAGCAATGTCTTTATCTAACGGTAATTTTATTGTCCAAACTTTCCCAAATAATCTACCACCATTTAACTTATGATATATTTTTTTAGAATTTTCCCAAGCATCTCCATCCAATACCACAACAACTTCTAATGCCTTCTCATATAATAAACTAAATAATTTTTCACCCATCACTTTACCTAACATCGGAATTGAGTTAGGTAGAAAAATACTATCAAATGCTCCCTCAACAATATAGATTGGCATAAACCAATCAATTAAATTTTCGTTGAAGATTACTATTTCTTTTTGTGCCTCAGGGTTTTTATATTTAAACTTAGTGTTTGCCTCATATGACCTTGCAATAAAGTAATTTAACCTATTTTCTGAATCATATGAAGGGATAATAATTCTATTGCTATATGGTCCCCTATAACAAAATCCAATGTTATATTTGTATAACATCTCATCGGTTATATTTCTTTTACGGACATAATTTAACGCAGTCTTATAGTAGTGTGTTAATTTTAAACCGGCACTAACTTTAGAAAATGGTACAAATTCTTCGGGTAATTTAACAACCTTAAAATTTGGTTTTCCATTTTCAAAACTTTCTTCGGGAACCAACAATTCATATCTTTTTAAATGTTTGGTTGTCCCATATTTCTTAATTAATTTATGTAAAGAACCGTGAGTATTATTAACTTCACTACAAGCCCAACATTTATAAACGTTATGTCTGTAGTTTACTTCTAAATTACCTTTACCGTCTCCGTGGTCTAATCCTTTTAACTCATACGAACAAACCGGACAATCAAATGACATTTGACCTTTATAGTCATTGTGCATTCTATAGTCCCCTAGAATATCTTCTAAAATCTCAATAATCGGTTCGTAATCGTCGATAGATATACCCATATGGAAAATATAAGTAAAAAAAAGGACAAAAAAAAATCCCTCGGACACCACTCCGAGGGAACACCAACCAAACGTGAATTTTAAGGCTCACGTCCCGTCCTATTAATAAATATATTATTTAATTATTTAAAAGTGAAATATTAGTTGCCGGATTTTTCTGTCTTCACCATATTAACATATCCAATCACAGCAGTTGCGGCATCACTCATATCGTAATTTTCTTTTTTAAGTGCTCCTGTTTTACCATACAACCACTTAACATCAGGACATACGTTATTAACGTGCTCCCAAATTACGTGTTTCTTGTCGATGTCTTTTGGGTATCCACCAAATAACACATTACGACCTTTATCATTTGCGCCAACCAAATCAGGAAAGGCAAATTTTCTTGCATTATATGTTGAGATGAATGTTGGAACGATTCCTAACACGTCATAACAATTCTTTAAAATCAAAGTATTGTAACGTAATAAAGTACCAACGGTATAAATGTTATTTGATTGTAATAACGGTTCTTCAATGACCACTCTCGTGATACCCATATTCCTATAAGCTTCAAGATGTTTTTTAAAAGCTTCAGCCTTTAACAACAATTCTTCAATTTTATCTTCCGGTTGTGGTTTGATTTTTGGTGAGAAGTGTGTTAACTCCAATAGTTTGGAACTATTAATATCGAATAATGCCCAGCCAATAGTTTTGGTTGAGATATCCAATCCCAAAATCTTTGCTTTGTTTTTTAAATTGTTCTCCATAAAATAATATATAAATAATATTATTTGTTTTGTAAATAGTTAGAGGTCAATTTTAACTGCAAATACTTGAGTTCCTACTCTGTGAATTGGTTTTGGTGTTTTACCGATTACTAAAACTTCTTTATTACTGTTAAGTAAAGCAACTTCAGTAATTCTTTTAGTTTTACCTGTGGTATAACTTGGGTTTTGTGTTGTTGTAAATTCACCATTTGGTAAATTAACTAAGAATCTCATAACAGTTAAGTCGGAAGCTCTAATCAATTTTACACTACCAGGGAATGGTTGTTCGTCACCAAATTGAGGAGTTGTTTGATAAAAACTACCGTTTGCATATGGTGCTGGTTGGTCGGGTAATTCACCTAAATGGTCTTCAATGTCATATATCGTACCATTATCATAATCATCATTTGTGATAACAAAACGTGCACCTTTTAAATTATCAGGGTCAATTAATCCTGTAGTATGGTTAGGGATGTCCGATGTAATATTAATCTTTGTCCATAAATTAGTTTGTGGTTGGTCACCAGTGTCTACCAATTGAACTAATGCATATAATTTGTCAGCAATGTAACCATCTTTAAATCCACATTTTGTAGATTTCATATGTCCCCAATCATCATCAGAGAATCTTAATGATATATCAGCATTTAACGATGTACCTGTTATTTTTGAATAGTGGTTACAATGTAAAGATGTTGACCCACTAAATTCTAAAAGATATGTAACAAATACAGTTTGACCTGTAGTTCCACTCATAAGTGGTGTTAATGGGTTACCATTGGTGCTACATTTAGTATCAACAGGAACTTGAGAAACTCTTGGAATTGGTAATGTATATTTTCTATTAGATTTGTAATCTAAAACTGCAACAATCTCTTGGTCATCAAATACAATTATTTTGTTATTATAATAAACTCTACCTACTCTATATCCTCTTTCGTCAATTAGGTATCTGTACTTTATTTTATTTAATTTAGTATCCATTGCGGTTGAATTCACAAAATAATCTGTAGTATCCATTGTGAATGTTGCACCTATTGTGGTACCGGTATTTCTATTATAATAAATAAATGGAATATAAACCTCAAAGTAATCTAAATCAGTAACTGGTTGGTCGTCTGTGTCATATAATAACGCATCAGTAAGACTATTATTAGTACTAATATAATCTTCATACTTAAAGAATTTTTCAGGTTCTCTTTCAGTATTCAATTCCGAATAATGTATAATCGCTATACTATGTTGTTCTTCAGGAAATACAACAACCGAATCACCAAATGAATTGGTAATTGTTGTTCCTGTGTTTACAGTTTGTCCCGATGACGAACCGTATCCTAAAAATTCTTTTGTTGAAACGAATACGTTACTTGTGTAACCACTAACATATTCTTGAATTTCTGAACCTTGGTTTTTAACACCGGCAGGTCTTTCACTCCACACAATGTTCAATGTCCAAGGGTCTTGTTGGTCTTCAGGGTTTTGTGTGTTTGGTAAACAAGTTAAATCTGTTTCATATGGACCAGGAAAAAATGGGTTACATTTGTTACACATAACAGTTGCAAAACCTCCTGAACATATATTTGACATATTTGGAGTCGCTCTATCCAATGTTAATGTATTAACAGATGAACCTGAAACAAAATTAGTTACTCTATAAATTAAACTTGTTGATGTTCCTGAAATCACCGCATCTGCACCGATTAATTCAGTAAATGCAATTGTTATATATTGACAATCAGAAAATGTGTTTCCTGTTAGATATAATGTTGTGGTTCCTGATAAAGCCGAAACCGGTATCTTTTCATTTGAACATTCAACGGTTGTTCCTGTACAAGGGTCTGTTGTATCATCAAATTCTAAATAAGCCGAAACAAATCCCGCAGCGCCCATTTCATTTCTAATAGTTTCTATTTGAGCTACTTGAATTGGGTTACCAAATGTTGTACCTGTAACTGTTGATTCTGATAACTTGTATGGGTATTTTACAATAGAATCTTTATCCAAAGGTGTGAATACCTTTTGAGATGGGTTTGTGGTACCTGAAGTACCATCATACTCTTCGAAATTATAGTCATATTCGGAATCTCCGACTTGGAAATAGACAATATTGAAATTACCTTCAGCAATTTTTTGTCTACCTTCGTTGGTGATTCTCGCAGCTATATGTTCTGATTCATTTTCGTGTAAAAAACTCATATGTTATAAATATTCTTTTTAGAATTTATGTTATCGTTATTCAATGGCACCATCGCCTCCACCTGAACCTCCACCACTACAACTATATATTCCTGTTGTTTGTACAACACCATTTTCATCTACGCCGGCAAATTTGAATATCCCTCCCATATTTCCATCTGCGTCAGGGTCAATGGTGTTTGGATAGCTCGGATAATTTGTATATAATTGATGGTCCGTTGAGGTAATATACGCAAATCGATAGTTTGAACTATTAGTCCATCCACCAACATATTCCGTTTCTAAAGTATAGTCAGTGTATAATACTGTTGAGCCCGGTGTGAGTGTTGCGTCAAGAGAGTATAATGGACCTGACATAATATATCCCGGTTCACTACAATATGTTGTTCCTACATTATCCCAAAGTATTTGACTCGCGGCATAGAAAGTGTAAATTGGCTGTGCTGTTGGAGTTGGGGTAGGAGTAGGAGTCGGTGCAGTATAAACTTGACAATTACCAACAGTAAGGCTCATTGTACCCGAACCTCCTGTGCCTCCCTGATTACAATCAACTTGTTGTACGTAAAGTTGATATGAACCTGGTGTCGTAATTGTATACGTACTTGGTGAGAATGTTGGTGTGGTGCTGTTAACTTGCGTTAATGTAAATTGTTGGATGTTAGTCCCTGTACTTGTCCTTAAATATGCATAAGCATATCTAGTTCCTGTACCACTATAGAAAAATCCACTTGGTGTAATCGTTGCTTGATAACCACTAGATAATGTAAACGATGCCAAATCTGAACTACTACAATTACCTGAAGATGTCAAATCACCACTTAAACAAGACCCTACGGTTGTTGTAGGTGTAGGAGTTGGGGTAGGTGTTGCGGTTGGTGTTAATACGGTCGCCGTTGGTGTCGGTGTTGGAGTACTAGTTGGTGTTGATGTAGGTGTAGGGGTAATTGTAGGTGTGGGTGTTGGTTGTAATGGTGGATTCGTGTTACAAGTAACTGAACTTCCATTTAACCATCTACTTCTTAAATTACCTCCAGCATCAGGACATACGGTCCTAACACTGTAATTGTATGTTTGAGCGTCAATTAAATTATTAATTGTTACAATAGTATTACTTGTTGCACCTGTTACATATGTTGATGCACTACTAAGTTTGTACCTATATTCAAAAGTACATCCACTACAATCCGAAGGTGCCGACCAAGTTAATATTAATTGTGCCATTTATTATAAATACGTTTTTTTATTTTTAACTTCCTGCAGTGTAATTAAGAACTGTTATTGTGCCAACTTTAACATCTAAAGTATCTGCATATGGTCCACCACCACAAGCGGTATTATCATAATATGTTAATGTAGTCGATATCACTATTGTAGTGGAATTTGCTGTTGTAGGTACCCAAGAACCTCCATTAATACGATACTCAACCGGTTGATTAGGTATAACTGAATTATTACTTGAATCTTTGAATATTAATTCTATATCATATTCGTAATATTCATTGTAATATTGCCCCATTGAACCTTGACATTCACTATATGTACTACTACTATCCATCGGTGCTGCAACAATACTTGCAACGTTTACATTTGCACCTCCACTATTTCCATTACAATCACAACCTGTTTCTACTATTGTATTTCCAATATCATTATAAACAACGGATGTAAATTGGTCTGCTTGTGTTACAAGGAAACACGCTATTGTACCAAAAATATTAACCGAAATAGTATCTCCACTTACGACTGTTGGTGGTGTATCTGACCAAATTGTCACACTACCCGTGGTATCACATCTTTCACCTACAATCATATATTTTTGTTCAACACCCTCACAAGTTGCACAATCTTCATATCCTTGGAACATCGGTTGACCTAATTCAAATGGACCCAAATCACTTATACCATATCCTGTAATACCTTCAGTTTCAGGGTCAGTTATAACAAATTGTACACCTAAATTTGTAGTTAAAGTTGCACATTTTGCAGAACCTACCGCAGTACCACCACTATACATTTGTATTCCATATACATTACCTAACACTCCAGGAGTAATTAAGGAATAAGCAATTATATTTTCACCTGTGTCACAAGTTGTACCACTAAATCCTGATATTTGGAAACCTGTAAATGGTGGGTCACAAGCTCCGCAAGGATTATCACCAGCAATTGGTGATATACCATCTAAGTTAACACTCCAACTTTCAACATATTGAGTTTCTACCGCAATGATAGATAAACATTGGTCACCAACAAGATATACCGTACCTTCAGTTAATGATGATGTACTTCTACCAATTGCGACTCCTGAATAACTTTCACCAAAACCGCAAGGGTCTAATGGGTCAGATAATACAATTGATGTTGTTGCGGGATTTTGTAATGATAACGTACCAATTTCAGTTAATGTTGCACAACCTGGTATTTGTATAGGGGCACTAAATCCTGTAATAGTAATTGCAGTATATGAATATCTCATATCATTACAATCTCCCAATGCATAATAATAATAAACAGTTGGGTCTTCAGGGTCAATTATATTCAATGTTGGTGTAGGAGTTGGTGTTGGTGTTGCGGTTGGTCCAGGTAATGTTGGTGTAGGAGTTGGTGTAGCTGTTGCGGTTGGTGTAGGTGTACTTGTAGGAGTTGGTGTTGGTGTTGCGGTTGGCGTGATGATTGCGTTACAAGTAACGGTTTGTGTAGATGTCCAATCACTTGAGATTAATTCACATACATTTCTCATTTGTACGGTATATGAATTACCAGTTGTTAAACCGGTAATCACTAAAGGTGATGAACCTGAATATGGTATAACAGTTGCAGTGTTAATGTCGCCAGTACTGACAACATATCTATATTCTTGAGTACATCCTGTACAACCTGCTGTGTAATTAACCGTTATGCTTGCTGCCGCCATTTTTATTTATATTCTTTTTTAATTTTAATTTTATTCTACATTCGGTCCTTCAGGTCCTTCTCCACCTCCACCATCAGTACAACTGTCGGTACCTGTAGACATTACAACTCCATCTGAATTTACTCTCATCCATTTATATATGCCACCATCATATAACGTATCACCTTCAGGGTTAGTTGTTGTCGGAGTAACAGAGGCGTTTTGATATTCAGTCTGAGTAATGTAAGCCATTCTAGTTACATTACTTAATGACCAAGAACCTACAATCTCGTTTACTAAAGCAGGGTCACTATAGATTACAGTTGAACCCGGAATTAACATTGAATCTGTTGTATAGAATGGTGAACTAATATTATAACCTTGACCGCCAGGGAAATTGTTACAATAAGTTGTTGAGATATTATCATCAATTACTTCAGCAGCTCTATAGAATGTATAAATAGGTAGGTCCGTTGGTGTAGGTGTTGGTGTAGGTGTTGCAGTATTTGTTGGTGTTGGTGTAATTGTTGGTGTTGGTGTAGGTACACCTAAACACTGTATACTTACTTCCCAATAATCGTTCACTTCGTTAGGTGCAGCTAAAGCCGGCGCTGTTAATGCGTCTATATAATATGTTTTAGTATTATCATACGTGATTGATAATGTTATAGGACCAGTTCCTTCGGTTGGATACCAATAATCTCCCGAATCATATCCTGAAGAATTACCAAACCATCCTGTACTTTCAAGTACAGTTAACGCTGTTCTAATTGAAATATTATTTGGTCTATCATTTGCTGTACAAGTAAAGTTAATTGTTGCACCATTAGGGACTCCTGTAAAATTTAATTGATTATCAGGGTAGTTATAGAAATCTGAACCACTATACTCACCCGTTACAATAGAACTACACCCAGGTAATGGTGTTGGTGTAATTGTTGGTGTTGGTGTAGGTGTACTTGTTGGTGTAGGCGTTGGTGTTGCTGTTGGTCCAGGTAATGTTGATGTAGGTGTAGGAGTTGGTGTAGCTGTCGGGGCAACTAATGTTGCAGTTGGTGTTGGAGTTGGTGTGCTTGTAGGAGTTGGTGTTGGAGTTGGAGTTGGGTCCGCAAGTCCAACACAACTAATACTATTAATTGTTGGTGGGTAACAACTATGATAACAAACTGCGCCTAACGATACCGGTTGTGGACAACAGTCCATATATGCAATCGGGTCGTTTGTCTCAATATTTTCAATAATATATCGACCGGTTGATTGGTCTTCTATTTTAAACCAATAATTTGAATTAAAATTAATTGTAATTCCGCTAACGTTTACAGTTGTTGTACCGGCACTAAAAGTCCCATACAAACTATACCCACTATTCATTGGATATGGTGATGTTGCTTGCTTGTAGTAAACCTTAAATTGGTTCGGTGATACAATATCGTGCAGTCTAATTACTAATCCCATAATACATAAATAGTATATCCTTTTTTTTATTAAAAATAAACCATAAAAAAACCCCTTTTTGTGAAGGGGTTTAATTTAATTTATTTAAAAATATTTTATTTTATACTATTGCACCGCCGCCACCGCCGCAATCCGTGATATATTGAACATCAGTAACCATACCATAATTATCAACTTCAATAACCGAATATGGTTGGTCGTTAGTGTTAAATGTATCGTCTGAAGAAACCGCATAATAGAAATCTCCACCAACCCAAGGGTCTTGATTACCGTCATATACCGTTGTACCTAACATACCCGAAATTGTTGTTGATGTACTGTAGAATAATGCACTTGTTATTTGATTTTGCTCACAATGTCCAAGAGCTTCTACTGATGGATTACTACGGAAGAATCCATATAGTGGAGGTAATGGTGTTGATGTAATTGTTGGAGTAGGAGTTGGCGTTGGAGTAGATTGAATTACTGCCCAACTTTTTTGTGTTCCTTCACAAGTTTCATTGGTTGCCGTAACTGTTCCTCCGGTTACCGAATCGACAAAAACAATTGTGTGTCCTGTTAATAATTGTGCTTTTGTCACACCAGGGTGAACTATACCTCCTGGTTCTCCTGTAATGGTAAATTCAGTCGATAATGTCGATGCTGAAAATGGTCCTGTTAAATAAAATGTTGCTAACATATTTTAATTTTGTTTAAATTACTCTCCAGCCGGAGTTTCTTCTTCCGTTACTTCAGGTAATATTTCGTTATAAGTAATAACACCATTTGCAATAAATGTGTTATGGTTTTCTATTACTAAGTTATGAACTGTTTTAGTTCCTGTTACTTCTTCTTTTGATGTTATTGTGATTTCAATACCATCAGCACCCATCATTTTATCGTCTTCAACAACAAAAGTTGTACTACATACAATCCATCTTTCAGTATATGCATCACCTTCAGGTGTTTTTTGTCTAACAATATGTTTGTGGTCTTCAGATGCAATTAGTAAACCTTCATTTAATGAGTATACTAATTCTGTTTCTTCTTGTTGTAATTCTACAACGGTACCTACAGTTTCTTCAAAAATACCTTCCTCTTGATTTAAAACTACTGATTTAACTAAATCTCCAACAACAACGTCTTCAATAACTTTTGAAGTTCCGTCAGCCATTGAGATTAATGTTCCTTGGACTAAACATCCTTTTTGATTTGTTTCCATTTTTAGTGTTTGTTTTGTTTTATATAAATATCTTATTTTTTATTATTATTTTCAAGCCTTATTATACTTCAAATTCTGTACATACTATTTGACTAGGTCCGCAAGGGTTTAGTTGTTCAAGACAAGGGCTAAAATTATCTTCCTTACAGAAATATGATGATGGTGGTGTTACACAAGTAGTGTCGTCATATGGTAATACCACAACTTCACTAAAGTCTTCACATTCATTCGCATCTACAATTCTTAAGTAATAACCACCCGGTACTAAATCTGTTACATTGTAACCTCCTGTTTGATTATGAACTGGGAATCCTGGATATACAGTACCACCTGATGTCTCATAAGGGAATGAAGTATCTTCATATAAGTAGTACGAATATGGACCGACACCACCCGAACCATTCAATGTTAATGAACCATCAGCATTGTTACCACAACTTGTTGGGTTACTTGTATTTGTAATTGTTGCCTCACAAGGTATTGGTGTACTTGTAGGTGTTGGACTTGGTGTGTTAGTCGGTGTTGCGGTTGGAGTGTTAGTAGGTGTTGGACTTGGTGTGTTAGTCGGTGTTGCGGTTGGGGTAGGTGTTGGGGTAGGTGTTGGTGTTGCAGTTGACGCGATTACCACTACATCAATATTAAACTCACAAATTGGAGTTGCTGTCGGTGTAGGTGTAGGTGTGTTAGTTGCCGTTGGTGTAGGTGTAGGTGTGTTAGTCGGAGTACTTGTTGGGGTACTTGTAGGAGTTGATGTTGGTGTTGACGTAGGTGTTGGTGTTGGTGTAGAAGGTACAACCACAACATCAATATTAAACTCACAAATTGGAGTCGGTGTAGGTGTCGCAGTTGGAGTATTAGTTGGTGTGTTTGTAGGTGTCGGACTCGGAGTATTTGTAGGTGTTGGAGTCGGAGTCGGAGTTGGTGTTGACGCAATAATATCTACAGTAATACCAAACTCACAAATTGGTGTTGGGGTTGGAGTCGCTGTAGGTGTATTAGTTGGGGTACCTGTAGGCGTTGGGCTCGGTGTAGGTGTTGGTGTTGGAGTTGATGCAATTATATCCACTCCAATATTGAATTCACAAACCGGTGTAGGTGTAGGAGTTGCAGTTGGTGTTGACGTAGGTGTTGGTGTCGGGGTAGGTGTAGGAGTTGATGCGATGATATCTACACCAATATTGAATTCACAAACCGGTGTAGGTGTAGGTGTTGGTGTCGATGTTGGCGTTGGTGTTGGGGTAGACGCAATGATATCTACACCAATATTGAATTCACAAACCGGTGTAGGTGTAGGTGTTGGTGTCGATGTTGGCGTTGGTGTTGGTGTTGCAGTTGGTATAACAACATCCACAGATATGTTGAATTCACAAACCGGTGTTGGGGTTACTGTTGGTGTTGCCGTTGGTGTACCTGTCGGTGTTGGGGTCGGTGTAGGTGTAGGTGTTGCCGTTGGTGGTACCGGTGTTTCAGTTGGTGTAGGTGTAGGTGTACCAGTCGCAGTTGGCGTAGGTGTACTTGTTGGTGTCGGTGTACTAGTTGGTGTAGGGGTTGGAGTTCCTGTCGGTGTTGGGGTAGGTGTTGGTGTTGGACTCGGCGTAGGGGTTGGTGTTGGAGTTGTATCCTCGGCAATAAATGACCTTTGAGCATTTGGACCTGCCTGTACTTGAGTACAGTCACCATCAGTACATCCTGTTAATCTTGTTAGACTTGCAACACTTGGAACCGTATCACATTCATAACCTAAATAATATTGTTGGGTGTCAATATCTAAACACTCAAACTTATTTCCTGTAAACGGACTAATATAGGCCGAATCATTTTTAGTTGATATGATAATTCGATTAACTCCACTTGAAGGTCCATTAAATAAAATAGTATCTGAATTAATTGAAGTTCCAGATGTTACTAACGTGTAGTAAATTCCTCTATTACAATAGTTTAAATCAACACTTGTTACCTCAATAGGAAAACCAAATTGATTTATCATAAAGTCACCACTCTGGAAATATCCTTCAGGATATTCACAACAAGGCATTTCAGGTTGTTCGGGTCTTACAAATAAATCTTCAGGATATTTGTATGTAAAATGATATGGAACCGTTTCTAAGTATTCATTAATATTAGTGTAAACCAATATTTTACTTGTTGGTAACACTTCAAACTCACCGTTAATAACATCTTTCTTAATAGAACTTAAACATTCTTTTCTTCCAACTGTAACTAACGAGTAATCAAAAGTAAATTGATATCCATTGTCCTCAACAAACTTAAACATTTCAGTTGGTTGTAGATTACAATCTTTTTGACTTATACTTAAAATTCTATCCCCTATTTCTATATCTTCAATAAATGCTTCAATAACATTTCCAGACACAAGACTACTTTGTAGACCTTGCCAAGTTGTTGGAACCGAACCTGAAACATATTTGTAAATTTCAGTTCCTTTCTTTATACCATAATCAAAAGAAGTTTTATATTGTACTTTAGGATTTATAGTGTATCCACTTACTTCATCAGAAATTTGGACTACCTTTTGTTGTAATCCCTCAATTCTGAATTTTTGTTCACAGTTTGCAGCATCGGAAATAATGATATCGTAAACATCTGTTTCTTTAACATTAGGGATAATATACGTACAAGTAACTAATTCTAAATCATCCGCATATATCGCTCTCTTAATTGGTTTTGGGTCATTGATTTCTATGAAATCACAATCAGTACATACTCCGGTGTTACAAGTTGTACCACTGGTTATATAAATGTTTAAATCCCAAATTCCATTATTTTCAACACCGGTCGTTGTACCCGTAACCGTTATGTAAACATCTTCAACTAATTGACAATTAGTTGTTGAACCTTGGTACGGTATTGCTGGTCCTGATAACTCAACTCTTAAATTACATTCATCTTTATCTAAACCATAATTCGGTTCAAAATAAAAATCAATACTTTCACCATTTCTACAATCTGTAGTATCTAACGTGAATCTTACTTTTTCAACTCCGTCAATATCTAAAAAGTACTCTAATGAAAGTGTCTTTTTATAAACTTGTGAACAGTTAGATGTTTGAGTCTTTGCAGTGTATGGTGCATAATCATCAATACAACCATAATTGTCTTGGGTTATTTGTGTATTGATTGTCTGTACTAAATCGGTTAATGTTTCTTTCCATTCATTTTTAATTAACGGTAAGTTTAAATTAATCCAATTTTTATATTCACAAATTAATGGAATTGAACTCGTAGTATTTGTTAATGATGTACAATTAACTGTTGGGGTGTATCCTGTAAAAAGTTCTGAACGTAAATTAGAACTTGTTCCTGAATAGATGTTTCCATTGATGTTTAAGTAAATTGTATAGGTTAATCCACTTAATGAGAATAAACCTCTTAAACTATCTTCGTTAGTTGCGTTCTCATATGTCGTTGTTCCTCCACCTATAATTGTTTCTAAATCTTCTTCAATTACAGTTTCAAAATCAGGATATAATACCTCAACAAATTCTTTTGGTGTACAAGGTTGTTTGTATTGAAACTTAGACCTTCCAAATGTACCGTTCTCAATTAAGTTACCTCCTAACCATTGTGTGGTTGCAGGAACAAATTGGTCAATCACATTAACCCAATATGGACTCATTCTTTGAATGAATTCATTTATTTTAATATAGTTGTATGGGGTGAATGAAACACTATTAACATAAGCTTCATACACTTGTTTTAATAAACGATACTCTTTTTTATACTTTATAGTATTTGAGTTTCTAATAACTTGACTAACCGCCTCTTTTAAAAACTCGGCAAATGATGGTTTTTCCTGTGGAGGTAATGTACCAAAGTCTAATGTTAAGTTTCTACTCTTTCTATAGATGTCATAATCAATTGCTCGTGAACCATCTAAGAAAACATTAATATTTTTTCTGTTTAATTTATATGTGAAGTTACCATCATCATCCAACACCTCAGTTTTTTTATTATCGATTTCGATGTTTAAATCGTAACCGTAATCTAAACCTGGTAATTGTCTATAATTGTTGAAGTAATCTTCACCATATGTGAATGGTTTTGATTTTGTCTTAAGTACTTTTGTGTTACCTGTTAATATAGAATTTTCTCTATCTAAAATGTCACCAGACCTATGGTCTAATGTTTTTCTATACCAACCCGCACCCATTGCAAAGTACAATGAACCATCAGAGCTTTTCAATGCTCTTGGTAAACCATCTGTTGTTACAGGGTATTCAGTTCTTGATAATACTGTTGAGCCTGATGTGGTTACTAATCTGTAAGTAAAGGCATTGTAATCGACTCCGTCAATTGTTGTTGCAAATGGAACAAATTCAACGTGATTGAATTCTTTAACTCCACTGATAACTTCTCTGATGTCATTTTCATACGTTGATTTTGGTAATAAACTATCAACACGATAGATATATTCATCCAATCTAATCATCGGCTCTGGTGCACCTATGAATTTCAAAAAGAATTCAATGGCTAATCTTGTACCTTTTGATTTGTATAAATGTGCAAGATTGACGATTAATCTTCTGTAGAATTCATATTCACCTTCTAATAAGTTAACACCCATTCCAACACCTTCGTATTGTGGGCTATGTCTTGTATATAATATTTCTTGTAATGATTTTTCATCATACAAGTTAACTGTTGATAATCCTAAAGTTTCGGCTAAGTTTTTTAATAATACGTCAGGTACGTTGTTAGCTTTGTCATAACTAACATTCCTCATAAACGCAATGTTGTCGATAAATTTCTTTATCTTATCAAAACTTTGTCCGTATAATTGGAAAATGGCTTCCGCCTTTTTCTCTTCGGTATCGAATTCGTAAAGTTGTGGTGACGTTAAGAATCTAATAATTAAATTAGATTTATAATCATCCACAATATTACCAATGTTACTTAATGTCGATACGTATGATTCATAATCAAGACCAACAATCTGTAAGTTCCATCCATCTCTACTAATTGGCCAAGTTGCATATTCATTTTGCAATTCACTAACCGCTCCATCATATAAATCAGTTGGAACTTTAAACGCCGCAGTGTACTTTGGTGTAGATTCTCTATCTAATAAAACAGTTTCTAATTCATCTAAACTATTGAAGAATTCTTCAGTAACTGCATTATTTGGTCTGATTAAATAATTGTCGGTGTATTCATTGTAACCCGGAAAGCAACGACCATTAACTTTAATCGATGCGTAACCGTCATTGTCAGGTTCATCATAGGAAACAATTTCAAATGTTGAACCGATAAGGTTATCTATTACATATTTGGTATATGATGAATAAAAATCTCTATATGTGTTAGTTGATTGTAATATTTCAATTCCTTCCGGTTTTTGAATTACTATATCAAACGGATTATAAATTAATGACTTTTTAAATTTAAATCTTGTGGTATTCGATAATTGGTCATAACCGTAAGTTACACCTGTTAATACCGCACTGACACTTGTTGATGATGAAGGTGAATCAACATCGACTAATAACGCAGCAGGAAAACTTTCAATGATATTCGCAACTGCACCATTTAATCTTGTCGATAACGAACCGAATAACGATTTTGTTGCATCGTTTTTAGAATCGTGGAATTTAATTTTCTTACTTCTCTCAGGTAGAGTACTACCCATTGAGTTATCATCATAAATTGAATTCTTCTCTTCCTGTAATGTATCTAATGTTAAGAAATCAGAAAATGGTTGGGTATGAAAAGTCTTACTGTCTTTTTCAGGAATTACTCTGTCGATAAGAAATTGAGTATTGGCCAATTGAGAACTACCATCGGTTATTTGTAAACCGATGAGTTTGTCATTGAACGTTTCACCACCACTAGCCGCCTGATATGGGACCTTTCTTGTTATTTTAGCCATTATTGAGTTATAACATCAAAGTTTAATGTTTCGTCGATATTATCATTCTTTTCTCTAATCTCGTATAGTGTTTCGTTAATATCGTCTTTAATTTCGTATAAGTTAAACTGCTTATAGATTTGATTATTTTGGTCATAAATTGTGTAAATACCATCATTAACTGACTTACTTTGATTACCATAAAGTGCGTGTGCCAATGTGGTAGCATCGTGTTCAACCATTTCAATTTCCAACATAACCGGATTGAAATGAGTGTTTGTCAAAATGATATTTTGGTTTGGTTGACCAATAAACGGTATGGTATTAGGTCTACTAGACGGCGAAGAGCTAGGTGTTAATGTCAAAAACATTAAGTTTGTTGTTATATCTGAATATCTGTATCTAATCGCTTTCTGTGATGAATTCGTTAAATTAGATAAAACTGGTTCACAATAGAATGAAGAAGTCACTACCCTAAAGAAATTAGGAATTTTAGCCCCTGAATCATCCAAATACTCAATTCTGTAACCAACTAATCCTTGTGGTGTGAATTTGTTAGCATCCGAACTATCAATTTGTGAAATATCAATAATCAAACCTCTTACTGACGGCAAAGAAGATAATACACCACAATCAGTGACGATTGTTCTAATTTGTTTGGGTCTTAGATAAAGTGTATATATACCTAAATCCGAAAATCTCGAAGATTCTAATTTTAAATTATACATCCCGCCCAATATTTCCGTACCTGAATTACCTCCTGTTGTGTCATTATGGTAAACCGGTGTCAATACATCTTGGGAATTATCGAGTTTTTCAAATTGAACTTCAGTACTTGCAGTTCTACCTGAAACAAAGTGATAATATATATCAACATCTGCTGGTGAAACGTCTGCCGGTCTTATAGTTCCGTAACTTCCTACTGCCATCTTTTTTTATTTATCTATAAATATAATTTTTATTGTTTTCGTACTTTAAAATATCCATTTCCATACACATCAATTTCTCCTGTGTTGTCAATTTCGGTTAATCTAAAGTTTTTTTCCATAACACTCATCTGTCCTCTTTCTACAAAAACATCTGAAAAAATTTGTGGGTCGTCCACAAATCCTAAAAAATGTTCATTTCTTGTAATCATCCCATTGTATATTTCATCCTGAAAAAATGTTTCAGTCGTTCCTGAAGTGACACCTGAAATGTGGGTGTACCCATCTTCATAGTCCCTGTAGGCTAACCCATCGATGGTGTAACCTGTATATTCTGAGGTGACTGTCACCCCCGTATAACCCGCATTGGTCCCGTATAATTTTTTCTCATCAACTCTACTCTTTCCAATACCTAAAAAAGTAACGGTAGTACTGTTAGTTGCTCCCGTCAATGTTCTATAATCTTGTAAGTATGTTTGTGTGTGAGCAGTAACAGGGTCGGAATATGGAACATCAAATGTTAATTCACCTAAATCCGTTGGATAACCAAAAGATTGGACGAACGGTATTTCAATAGTTTTTTTAACTTTTCTAACATCCCAAGGTGAATTCACCGTAACTTCAATCACATATGTTCCGTTAGTTGAGTATGTGTGTGATGCGGATGGTAAACTTACATTATCGATATTCATAACCGGCATTGTAAGTGTACTTGTTGCTCCGTCACCCCAATTAATAGTAAAAATTGCATCGATTAATGCACCATATCTCGTGGTGTTAACCGTATTATATACTGTAACCGAACTACCGTTACCTTTATATGTGAAGTTGCAGATTTGTTGGGTTTGTCCAATATCACCATCAAATCCCACCATAATACCTAAATCCTTAATACTCTGTTCTAAGAATACTGGTAGGTTAAATGTTTGACCTGTTGTGGTTTTTAATATTGTATGTTGTATTTTATCCATTATCCTCCAGATACTATTTCATAAAATTTTATGGGGTCACCCGATTCTCCGATTCTTGTTCCTGTAGTTCCTGAATATCTGAATACTTGATATGAATAATCTGACCTGTCTATCGTTACCTTATAATATAAATCTCTATACTCCAAAACTGAAGTGTTAGTGGATAAAGATGTGTTTGAAAAGTTTAAAACAGTTCCGTCTTCTCCATTAAAAAATCTTGCAGTCATATAAAAAGTTGTACCCGTTAACATAGTACCGACAAATGCGTCATCCTCTTGGAACCAAAACAGATACATATTTTCTTTGTTTCTATAATTTGAACCATTAAAAATGGGTACACTTATGTAATCGTTAAATCCGGTGTAAAAAACTTTTTCTCCAAGTGGTAATGAAAGATTTTTAGCAAATACTAATTTTCTATTTGTTCTATCGGGAACTTCACCATCAGGAACCATAAAAAATTCTAATCTAAAAAATGTTTTAGTAGTTTGTCTAAGTTGTTTAGCATTCTCGATATGGTCAATACCAATTAAAGAATAATCTAAACCACCAACGTGAGTTCCACTTTGATTATAGAAATAAAAATAAAACCAAATATCTGATTGAGTGTCCGTTGGGTTTGAAGTGATACCCGAATAAGGTTTATGAATATACCTCATCGTTTCGTAATTTTCCGCAGGATTGATAATGGTTCTTATGGTTTCGTTCTCAAATTGTTCTAACGCCTCTTCTCTACCTAAATCTGGTTTGAAGTTGGATTCTAAATTTAAGACTATACCATCTCTAATATTTTTTAAAACTTTCATTAACAGTTTTTACTTGTGTTTGAATTATTTCTATCCAATCTATTATTTTTATTATTATATCTATTGATAAATCCGTTGAAATCAAAAATTCCATCAGCTTTATGTTGATAATTTTTTTCATTTCTCATATAGAAATTAATATCGGTTCTTACATAATGTGTATTATTTAAAAACGGATAGTCAACTCCATATCCTAAATCATCTGTGTATCCATAATCATAGACGTCTCTCCATTTCCATACATTCTCGAATGGAAAAAATCTTGCGTTTTGTGGTAGATTATCTATATCTGCCGTTGATGACGCCTCGACGTATGGTGACAACTCTCTAATTTTAACTCTATAATGTGGTTGATAAATTACACCATACATATTTGTAGATGTTGCTCCACTAAATCCTTCAACTGTTACTGATTGATTATAATTAAAAATATTTGTAGGATTTGATAACCTATACATCGATTCCGATATTACCCTTTCTTTAATTTGTGAAGGACTATATTCTATAAAAGCACCTGTTAATACAGTACCAACTGGTAATGTACTACCGCTTGTAAATGTGATTCCACTTTTTACAAATTGTGTACCTGTACCCATACCTGTTTCATATGGAGGTAATGATTTATTTGAACCATTAAAATGGTTATCAATCCAAGTATTGTGTAAATTAAATTTCCAACCTACTTTAGGTGGGTAATCAAAATACCCGTTTCCATTTCTAAATAAAACCGATAGATATAAATCAGTTGGTTCATAATTTAAATTATTTGTTAATCCTGTTAATACAAAGGGTTCTTTAAAATCATAAAGAACGGCCTCCATTCTATTTCTCTCAACTAATACATCATTAGTTCCTGATATATTTTCAAATACTAATTTTCTCTCATCTTCAAAAATCGGACTTTCAAATCCTGCTTTATCTAAAATATAATCGTTAGTATTAGTTGCGGTTTTATGTTTATGAACATAATATGTTGATGTGGTTCCTGATATATTTTTTGTATCAATACATCTTTTACCTGTTACTAACGTATTGTTGAATGTTGTTGTTCCTGAAGGTATTTGTGATTTTAAAATATCTAAAACATATAGTTCTGAATTATAATATTCATTACCGATAGAATTAATATAATATGGGTAACCTCCAAGTATAACATATTCACCTTCACTCATTCCGTGGTCAACAGGGCTTGTTAATCTATAACTTGCGTTGTTATCTGAAATTCTAAAAGGAATACCATCTCCACTCACAAAACTCATCGTTGTGTTTCCTGACAACGTGTACTTCATCGGATAACTTTCATCGTGGTCATAAACGTATGATACGTATAAATTCCAATTGTGATAAGGAGCATTCATCGGTGTAATCAATTGGTGTGTAATGTCACCTGTTTTTGTTACTGTAATTCCCGTGAACGTACTTAAATCTGCAACATCGATATCGTTAGACTTTTCTCGATACACATCATTTCTTAAAAAAGCAAATTCATTGTATGGTAAGTACCCATCAAATTCACCGTCATCTCCGTCACCAACCAATGCCAATTCTTCTGACAATGGTAAGTAACTTGATAACCCACTGTACATATTTCTAAATACAACTTTTAGTTTACCATATAATTTATATCTTTTACTATCGTTTCTCTCTTGACCGAATAACTCATTTATGTCCAAAATAACATCTCTGTCGTCGTTTGTTAATAAACTCTTACCCTCTTCAAAATTTATTTGGAGGATTTGGTCTTCTGAAGATGCTTTATGATACCTCTTCTCTGGTAATATAATTTTTCTTTTTTCCATTATGTCAAGTTCGATGATTTAAATGCACCTTTAGGTCCGAACCTATCAATAAATTTATCAAGACCTGTTTTACCCGGTCTTAATCCAAAGTGGAACATAAATGGTGTTGACAGTATTTGTTTAGTTCCGTTATAATAATCTTGTGTTCTTCTAATAAAGAAATCGGTTGATGTTGTCCAAGGGATACCGTTCCAAGTTCCCGCATTACCATAACGAGTATATAACATACCCGCCGATGGATTACCTAAAGTTCCCGATGTTACTTGTAAAACTGTGTAACCAGGATATTGTGAATCATACTGATGGTATTCGTTTCCTGTAATTCCTGATATTACCGCATCGTAAGCGAAACCTTCGTCATCCACAACATTCAATGTTGATACTGATGTGCCTGTGAAATCATATGTGATTGGTAATAACAAGTATTTGTCGGATGAATCGTCTGTTGAACCTGTTACATTATACGCATATGTCATACCCTGTAATGGTTGTACTTGAACGTTAACAATGTCCCAAGATTGGTCATCTAATGTTTCTGTATTATATGCCCCAAATCCTGTTCCTTTCTTATCCCATAAAAAGAACGGTACCGGTTGTGACGATTCAGTTAATCTACCTTGAACTTGTGTAACTCCGTCATTTGCAATATGTGTTGGTTCATTTAAACACGCACGAACTCTTTCACCATCTTCAGAAAATTCCATAGTTATTGGTAACGGTCCCCATACGTTATTCTTTTTGAAAACATCCGGATATAATTCAGGGTCTAATATTTGATAACTGTAACCAATGTATTTCGGACTTTGTAAATCGAATTGTTCAATACCGACTTCACTGTTGATTGATATTAATTGTAATAAATCACCGTCTAACGCACTTCTAATTCCGTTAGAATAAAATCCATTGTTATCGAAAAAGTTTCTAACGTCAAAATTCGAGTTACTAACATCCATTCTATAGTTAATCGCCATACCAAGAATTTCTCCAAAATCTTTAAATGATGATGGACCTATTTCTCTCGATACTGAGCAGTTAGGGTCTAAATTAGGGTCCACACAAATTTCTCTAATGAATTCATCTCTTGGTCCTAAATCAACTATTGTTGTTGGTCTATTTAATCTTTTTTTCGAACCGTTAAATGCTACACCCCATTCACCTGTACCATTATTATAAGTTGTGCTTCTATAGTAATAATGAGGTTCATTTTCATTTGTTTTTATGTTTTTTTGTGTGACTCTCTTAATGATGTTCTCACAACACGCAGATTTTGTCCAAAATAAAAATCTTTTTTGAGTCTCAAATGAAATAAAATAAAGTGAACCTGATAACCAATTATCAACGAAAGAATAATTCACAACTCCCGAACAGAATAACTTAGCCATACGTCTACGTCTTCTATATTCTTTCATAATCGCAACAACTCTTCTATTCGTCATAGTACCAGGAATCATTGCAAATATTCCATTACTAAATTCAGATTGACCTGATGTCGTTCTTGGTGTGTACGTTTCTCCATCGTATGATGCCGGTAATGGTTTATTGCTCGAATCCACGTCAGATATTAATGTTGCCATTACATCCATTCCTGCAGTATATGACGTTGGTAATATTTCAGTTCTATTTGGTACTATGTAATATTTTTGAACTAACGCTTCATCATATGGTGTATCATAAAGTGCACATCCTTCTTCTAACGCAGCTAATTGTTCTGAACCTACAGTTGACGCATTTTTATCTCTAATAACTGCACTATATGTTATACTTTCGTTAAACATACCTAATGTGTCATTAAATGTAATCGTAGCTCCCGAAGTAAAAATTGTTGTTCCTGTTAAAAGAACTCCATTACTTCCTGTTGTTAAAATATAATTTGTTTGATTATTTATAAAGTAAGTTAAATCTGCAGGTGTAGTTGCTCCCGAACAAGTAACTGGGTCTGGGTTATTAAATACAAAATTTGTTGCAATTACTGTTCTTGGGGATTCTACTGAAGTACCTTGAATTGTAACTGTACCGACTTCACAAAAATCTACTGAGTTACCTAAACCACCGACGGTACCGTATTCATTATCTTTATTACATTCAAGACAAGAAGGAAAATCAATTAAAAATAATTCTCTTTGTCCCGAATCTTGAATGCCATAAGCGTATCTTCTTAATGCTCTACTAACTGATTTAATCGGCCAGAAATTAGTCGCATCTGAAAATCTATGAAATATTTTTGCTACTGAATTATTAAATATAAAACCAGAAACTGTTGATAATTGTTCAAAGAACAATAATATATCTGCAATTAATAACTTAATTGTATAATTTCTAAAACCAAAGTTAACCGGTGGAGTAACGATAGCATTTTCACAATCTGATTCTTTTGGTGGTGCTAATTCTTTTAGTCCTAATAATTGTCCCGATAATGTAGACAAAGAATTTTTAAAGAATGAATTATGAAATGATGACACCGTAAAAACTTTATTGTAGGTAAACCTATAAAAATAATCTTGGGGTGTGTAAAATCCATCAGATGTGTTCAAAATTAAACTCAAAGATTCTGAAGGATAATCATCATACAATGTAGACCAAGCATATGACTTATCCACATTTGTTGTGTATTCTCTAATATTAGGTACTAAAAATTCTGCAGTTCCTTCTTGTAATGTTTTGAATTTAAAACGATAACAACCTGATGTTGGTATACCTTTATTTGGGTCGTTTGAATATTCATTCTCACCAAATTCATTTGTATAAACAAAGTCCATATTCATAGGTAACGAAACAATAAATGAACCGTCATCTAAGATATCTTCTTTTACATCATATAATTCTAATTTTGGTCTGTTATTTTCATCATACTCGGCGGTCATTCTAATCATTTCGATTTTACCTGCCTTAGTTGTTAAATCACATTTTTTGTTACTATCTCTTTTAACACTACAGTTTGCCTTAAGTCCTGGTCTTCCATCTGTATATGTTCCACCAATCAGATAAGCCTTTGGTTCTATCTTAACTCCTTGGTCGGATAAATCAAAATCGGTTCTTGTTAAACCAATCTCACATAAATCTTCTGAACCCCAAAAAGGATAAACTTCAATTGTTTTTTTGAATGTTTTAATTTGTGGAAGTGAGTCAATATCAACACTAGCTTTAAACTCATATGTTGATTGGAATTCTTCTAATCCAAAACCTTTTCTTAGGTAATCGTCCGGTCTTAGTGAAAAACAACTAATGTCTGACAAGTCAACATCACATACAATGATTTGTTCTCCAAGAGGAACTCCCCAAATCATAAAGTCACCAGCACTATTCGTTTTTACAGTGTATTTGTAGTATTTTTCATATACCTCCAAAACCTCTTCTCTATCTAAGATATCAGTTTGGTCGGGGAATGTACCCGTCGCCGCGTGACCACTATGTTGTTTTCTTGCGGGTAATAAATTATAACGATAATGATTATCGTCTTTATCGGTTACTTCTGTGTATGGATATAATGCTGATATTACCGGGTCGTTAACATCGTCGTCGTCTAATGGAATAAAAATGGAAACTCTTGCGTTTGGAACACCGAATCCGTTGTTTACAGTAAGTCTACCACAAACAACACCATAATCCGCACACAACGAAGTGTATACGTCTCTTTGGGATAATTTTAACGACAATACCTCCAATAAATCGAAATCTTGTTTGACTTCGAATTTAATGTATTGGTCTTCCCCTATGTTTGTATGAATTCTATGTTTTTGTATCATCTTATAATAAATAGAAACTCAATGATTTTCTTATAAGATAACTAAAAAACAAATTAATATGTAGCCGAAGTTAAAGTTTTTACCCTAACTTTAATATCTGATTGTGGGAACCTAATTTGACAGATTTGATTTGATTTCATATATATGGTAGAATCAAACTGTAAAATCTCTTTAGTTATGTCATCTTTGTACGCTTGAGATATCTCAGCAGATGAATATTTCCCTCCAATTTTATTAAAGACTCTGATTTCAACAACGTTTACTACTCCTGTAACATTACCAACTTCTCTCATTAAATCACCTACGAATAATGGGTCACCCATTTTACGTTTGTCAATTGCGAAGAAACTTGTAACCGTATTAACTGTTTCTTTAAGTACATCACTTTGACTTTCGTTTTTGTTAACTACCAAGTCAATTTCTAAACCTAAATCAATGACCTCACCACTCATAATGTCTAAGAAGTCATTCAACATTCTAAACTTAGCCAAATAATTTAATACGTTATTCTTTAATGTGTTAGAAACAATGTCAGTTAAGTTACCATCACTATCGTATGATAATAATTTGATTCTTACTTTGTTATCTTCTTCCATCACACTAACCTTCGCAGGTGCTCCGTATGTTGATGGCATTGTCTCAATCAAAGATTTGTAGTCGTTTAATGTAACCGCTCTATTTTGTGCTGCGAAATTATACGCAACCATATTTCTAATTTCCTCGATTGTTGGGGAATCTGCTCCACCAACTGCCGGTGTAATATTGGTAACTCTTAATGATTGATAAACTTGGTCGTTTATTGTTGAATTTGGACCGTTTAAAGCAAAATCAATTGTATCTACAGATGTGATTACATTAACTCCTAAATTCGATTCTTTACCCCCACCTACACGATATTTGATGAATAACGTGGTATTTGCTCTCGGAATATTTCCTAATGAGTTATTATTTAGGAAAGTTGCAATATTAACCTTCATTGTTCCGTTCATATAGTTGTCCAAATTATCCATTGGGTCAACATTTCCTGAACCGAAAGTGATATTGAAATATCCTTCAGGTGTGTATTCTGTGATAAATTTATTATCTACTCTAAGATAATCACCTGATTTAAAATTGTCCGTATCTGAAATGGTTGTCGGGTCTTCGATAAAAACTCTATCTTCCATTAATGATTTCACCTCATACCATTTATTACCTGTTGAAAATTCATCATACGTTGGGTTGGTAACATAATTGGTTCCTGATTTATGAATCATTCCCACAACACCTAACACATTCTTTTCAGGTAGATAAAGTTTTAAGAACGGTTTTTGGTCAACATCGTTAATTACTCTTCTGAATATTTTTGTGGTACCATTAACTACCGCCTCTCTTTTTGTAATCGTATATGATATTAACTTACTGTTATTATCAAAATTAGGAATCTTTAATCTGTTAGGTTCACCCTTACTGTTGAAAGGATTTGAGAAATCGATGTCTTCCAATGTTTCAAATATTTGTCCTCCTCCTGAAACTTGAGCACCGGCTTTCAATATACCTTCATATCTCTCATCGTCTTTATCACCTCTTACAGGTACATTAATTGAGAAATCACACAAAGCAACTGATGGTCTTAAACCGGGTAATCTAATACCATATGTTTTTGCAATATGAAATAATGATTGTCTTTGTTGTGCAAAATCCAACATTGTTTCTTGCCAAACCCTATCAATGTGAAAGTGTAAGTTATCTGCAACCGCAGCGTTTAAATCAAGTAACACCGAGTAAATCGATGCATCGTTGAAGTTACTTATTAATTCAGGGTAATATTTTTTGGTTAGTGAAACTAATTCGTCTCTTAAACCGGCAAAATCCCTCGTTGCGTATGATATTTCTTTAGCCATCTTATATGTTAATAATTATAAAGTCTGATACCGAAAATGCTCCGTTATTTACTGTATATTCAAGTTTCACCTTTGCGGTGTATGGTTTACTTGAGTAATCCGAAACTCTAAATAATCTTTCGTCCTCATCCTCACTATATGTTTTTGTTTCGTCAGGGTCATTTTCTGCAGACATAATGTTTAAGGATTTAATCTCCACATTAGGGATAAATTTCCTAATTCCTTCTCTTATCTCCTCTTCTATATGGTTGAATGTAACCACATCATTTTGTTCAAAAATATACTCATATAGTCTTGTTCCAAAATCGGGTAAATAATATCTTGTACCCTTTCTCGTTAGGAGTAGGTGTATGATATTCGCTCTCACTTCTCTTTGTGGAGATTCCGTTGTTTTTAAGTAATCTCCGTATCTACTATCCCTAAATGGATAATCAATTCCGTATGATGTTGTCGCCATATCAATAAATATAAACTAATACAAAATGGTAATAAATAAAAAACCCATCCGAAGATGGGTTTTAATGTAGTGTCTTGATATTCACCCCCTGTATTCTCAAAACCTGGAAGACCAAGGTACGCCTTGTCGACAGTCATACTTTGAGGGAGTCTCCCATTATTTTTTATGAACCACATCCCTCACACTCAAATGGTGAGTCTGTAGGTTTCATACTTAACGCTGTTTCATTTTGTTCGAACAATATAGATTTAGTTGGTAAATCCACGTTTTGAGTGGTGGTCTCCACTTTTTGAGGAGCGGACATTTCAACACCTAAAGTTTTGATAGCGTCCACCGCAGCTCTTGTTCTTAAATAATACATACCCGTTTTTAATCCTAATTTCCATCCATAGATATGTGCGGCCAATAATTTTGGTTTGGTTACATTGTCAATAAATAAATTCAAAGATTGGGATTGGTCAATGAAAACTGACCTGTTTGCCGCCATTTGAAGAATTCTCTTTTGTGACATTTCCCAAACAGTTTTATATATCTCTTTTATTTCGGTTGGTACTTCAGGAATATTTTGAACTGACCCATTTTCAAAAATTAATTTGTTTTTGATGTTATCATTCCACATACCCACTTTTAATAGGTCATTAACCAAGTGTTTGTTAATTACAACAAATTCTCCACCTAATGTTCTTCTAAGGTAAAGATTGGTGGTGAATGGTTCAAACGCCTCGTTATTACCTAATATTTGTGCAGTAGAAGCTGTTGGCATTGGAGCAACTAATAGTGAGTTTCTAACACCGTAATTAACCACCTCTTTTCTTAATGATTTCCAATCCCAACGACCTGATAAATCTTTATCTGTTTTGTCCCATACCTGATATTGAAATATCCCTTTTTCAATCGGGGAACCCACTATACTCTCGTATGGACCAAAAGTTTTAGATAAATCTTTTGACGATGTTAACGCCGCAAAATAGATAGTTTCAAAAATCTCAGTTTGTAATTTATCGGCATCTTCACTCTCAAATGGAATACCCAACATACAGAACACATCCGCCAATCCTTGAACTCCTAATCCAACAGGACGATGTTTGAAATTTGAACGTTTTGTTTCTTCGGTTGGATAAAAATTTAAATCGATTACGTTGTTCAAGTTCTTTACTACTTGGTAGGTATATTCGTACAATAGTTCGTGGTTAAACTCACCATTAAGAATATACTTAGGTAATGCGATTGATGCCAAATTACAAACGGCTTGTTCTGTTGGAGAGGAATACTCAAGTATTTCAGTACATAAGTTTGATGACTTAATTGTACCTAAGTTCTTTTGATTTGATTTATAGTTTGCAGGGTCCTTATACAACATATAAGGAGTTCCTGTTTCAATTTGTGCAGTTAATATTGCATCCATTAACTTTCTTGCCTTAATAACTTTTCTTGCTTTACCGTCTTGTTCATATTGTTCATATAAACGTGTAAACGCTTTGTCTTCAGGACTATCATATGCATCCGATAAACCCGGAGCTTCGTCAGGTGAGAATAAAGACCAATCACCATCCTCTTCCACACGTTTCATAAATAAATCAGGAGTCCACATAGCCAAGAATAAATCTCTTGCTCTCATTTCTTCCTTACCGTGATTCTTTCTCAAATCAATAAATTCAAATACATCCGCGTGCCAAGGTTCAAGATAAATTGCGAACGAACCTTTACGTTTACCACCTTGGTTAATCCAACGAGCAACTTCGTTATATGTTTTCATCATTGGGATTAGACCATCAGATTCTCCACCGGTTCCTTTAATGTAAGAACCTTTAGCTCGAACATCGTGTACGTGTAATCCGATACCACCAGCCCACTTAGAAATCTTTGCAACGTCTTTGATTGTATCGAACAATCCATCGATATCGTCACCTTTGTTTCCAATTAAGAAACAAGAAGACATTTGGGCTCTACGTGTTCCTGCATTGAATAGTGTTGGAGTGGCGTGTGTATAAAAGTGTTGTGATAAGTCATCGTAGATTCTCAAAGCCATTTCAACATCTCCTTTGCAAATACCCACCGCAACTCTCATATACATATATTGTGGTCTTTCCACAATTCTATTACCAATCTTTAAAAGATATGAACGTTCTAATGTTTTGAATCCGAAATAATCAAAATCCAAATCTCTGTTCATATCAATTGCACCGTCGATAACTTCTTTATTTTCCATTACGAACTCATATACTTCGTCAGAAATTAAAGTAGATTCTTTACCAGTTTTTGGTTCAATGAAAGAATATAACTCTTTAATACATTGTGAGAACTTTTTTGGGGTTGATTTATGTAAATTAGATACTGAAATTCTACCCGCTAATTTTGCGTAGTCGGGGTGAGTAGATGTCATCTGTGCCGCGGTTTCCGCTGCTAATTTGTCTAACTCAATTGTAGATATTCCATCATAAATTCCCTGTGTTACTTTTAATGTAATATATGTAGGGTCAACATAATCCATATTCAAATCGTGACATAAAGCACTAATACGTTTAGTGATTTTGTCATATCTCATTTCTTCCAGTTCACCATTCCTCTTTTTAACTTTCATCTTTATAAAAACTTTTAAATATTAAAAATCCATATCAGAGAATGCACTATCAAGTTCTTCATCTGATTTATTATGTACTCCTGCCTTTTGGTATTCAGCAACTCTCTTTTCAAAAAAGTTAGTTTTCCCTTGGATTGCTATGTTCTCCATAAAATCAAAAGGATTTGTGGTATTGTATACTTTAGAACATCCTAAAGCAACTAAAAGTCTATCAGTAACAAACTCAAGATATTGAGACATCAAATCTGAATTCATACCAATCAAACGAACAGGAAGTGCTTCAAGGATAAATTCCTTTTCGATTTCTAATGCTCCACAAATGATATCCTTAATCTTCTTTTCACTCAATTTGTTTTCAATATGATTGTTATATAGATGACAAGCATAATCACAATGCATACCTTCATCACGAGAAATCAATTCATTTGAAAATGTAAGACCTGGCATCAATCCTCTTTTCTTTAACCAGAAAAGTGAACAGAATGAACCTGAAAAGAATATACCTTCAACAGCTGCAAATGCAATTAGTCTTTCAACAAATGTACCATTGTCAATATAATTCATCGCCCATTTTGCTTTCTTTTGGATTGCCGGTACTGTCTCAATTGCGTTGAATAATTTACTTTGTTCTTCTTTGTCTTTGATGTATGTGTCGATTAACAATGAATAAGTTTCACTATGAATGTTCTCCATCATAATCTGAAAACCATAGAAGAATTTCGCCTCAGTATATTGTACTGAGTTAACAAAATTCATTGCAATATTTTCATTTACAATACCGTCAGACGCCGCAAAAAATGCTAACACGTGTTTAACGAAGTGTTGTTCATCGTTATTTAATTTATTTTCCCAATCGGAAATATCTTGTGATAAATCAATCTCTTCTGCTGTCCAAAAACAAGCTTCTTGTTGTTTATATAACTTCCACAAATCGTGATGTTCGATTGGAAAAAGGACAAAGCGTCCAGGATTTTCTTGTAAAATCTTCTCAGTCATCTTTTTAGTTTTTTTTTAGTTAATTAGTATTTGTTTTTTTTCTTGGGTTTTCTTGTACACTTCAGCGGCTCTGTTAGCTCTCTCTTGTGTTTTCTGTTCTTCGAATCCAAGTAGTGTGTTTTGACTATCGGTATCAATAATTAACATTTCATTATTGAATGTGCAGTTTTGGAAAATTACACCATCTCTACCGATACGTGACTTTAACAACGTCATAGTTGCTAAATTGTGTTCTTTTTGTTCCATAGTTTTACCTACTGACATAACCACGTGTCCAATTTGTGCTTTCTTAATAGAACCACCCATTTGGTCTGTAGTTACAACTTCAGACGCAATCGATTCACGATTACCTTGAGTTGCCGTCCATATGGCGATATTAAATTCAGATGTCATCGCCTCTAAACTTCTCATAATTGACCCTTCTCCTTTCCATTCTTCACCAAAGGTAGACCTTTCAGGTGAAATACAATCAACATAGTCAATTAATAATACATCAACAATAAATCCTTCTGAATGTAATTTTCTAATTTTAGATTTGATTTCTGAAATTGTAACAGAATCACTTGGCATCTTCAATAGTTTTAATTGACCTTTTGAATTCTCCTCGATTTCTTTTACTCTTGCAATAACCTCTTCCTTATTCTCTAATTGGTCGTCAGGTGCAATCCCTGTCCAAATAGTGTAGTGTTTTCTTAGGATGTTCGTTACGTTATCTTCAAAGAAGATTTGAAGTACGTTCTTACCTGATGCGTGTGCACTATTTGCAATTTTAGTAAGTAATGTAGTTTTACCTGTACCGGTCGGTGCAAGTACTACCCCTAACTCACCAATTCCTAAACCACCTTTTAAAAGATTATCAATACCCACAATTCCTAATGGAACCGGTACTCTTGAATCTTTCTCCAATGCTCCTGAAACGTTCTCAAAAACGTCTCTAATGTCATCCGCCGTTGCTCCTACTTGTAGTGCTTTTTGAATTATTTGTTCAATTTTTCTATACTCCTCGAAATCACCATTTTCAATAATTTTCTCAACAGTTTTAAGTTCTTTCTTTAATACTTGTTGTTTACAAAAATTCATTGCGGTATCCATAATCCAAGACTCATTTGTTAAGTCGTGTTCTTGAATACCTTTAAGTGTATCCATATGAATTGAAGATGTTGTGTCTTTAACATTTTCAGTCATAATTTTTTGTGCCAAAGTCTCATACGACGGCATTTCACCGTACTTACCATACAATTCTTTCACATTTTCGATAATATATCTAAAATATGGACCATCAAAATACTTACTTTCGATTACATCAACTATGGTAACAGCGAATTTTTTGTTCTCTATTATTACCTTAATTAAGGATTTTTGAAAATTCTGACCAAGTTGTCCAAAGTTCTTTTCGCTCATTTGATGTGTTTGTTTATATATTAAAAATATTATTAAAGTTCGTAACCTAAGTAAGTCGTCTCGAGTTCATAAGCTGACAAAACGTCTGTTAACTCTGACAAAATTTTCCTAACTTTTGGTCTGATGTCTACCGCGTATCTAGCCTTTGGGTGGTAGAAATGTGCGGGAAAGATTCTTGAAATAAATACATCGTCATTGAGCTTAACTTCCAATAAAAAGTACTCTTCTTTTTGAGCTTCGTTATCTTCCACATTCTCGTTAGACAAGAAATAATTTTGATTTTCGCTCATATAATCGGAACTTTTTATTTTCAAATCTTCCGCAATTTCGTCACAAATATTTTTTACTGTGTAGTGTAAATCTATTGACCTTCTTGCTTGAGGATTATATCCCTTTACGTTAAAGAATCTTTGAATAATGAAATTACCTTCAAGGGTTAAAAGGAATTCAAATTTTGTTACGTCTTGATTGTTCATTGTTTATTTTTTTAATTTAAAAATGTGTTTATTTTTTTCTTTTCTTGTTAATCTCAAGAATGGGTTTAAGAATTTATTCCAAGCGTCGTCCGATTTAGGTAATAGTAGGTGTATACCATCTTCCGTCATCATTTTCATAGCATTTTTATATGAACGACCTTCTTTATCTAAATTTTCATTTATTAATTGTGTAACTTGAGTTTTAGCATTATCATCCAAAAATGGGATATCCAAATTAACTATTCTGTCATTGATGTCGAAAAACTCCTCCCCGAAAACACCGTACTTGGTCACACCGGTCAATAGATTCCTAACAAGCCAATTATTTTTGTCTTGCTCAAATAACATATTACCTTTTTCTTTTATTTCTGAAAGTGTGACCGGAGTGTTTTTTATTTCGGGGAAAAGAGATATGAGTCTTTTAATTCCCATATTCTTTATCCCTGAAATATTGTCTGAAGGGTCGCCACAAAGTATCTTAATCAATTTTACATTTTCAATTAAGATAGTTTCGTGGTCGTATTCAATTGTATCTTTTGGTTTGTAGATTTTGCCGTGTGAAGGATTGAATAGTTGAGTATTCTCGTTAACTAACTGTGCTAAATCTCTGTCTGAAGAATATATAATCTTTTTCTCATTTGGAGAATTTTGAACATAATACGCAATACAATCGTCAGTTTCACAATTTGGGTATTCACCTTGTCTAACATATAGTTCCTCAAGGTATTGCTTAATTCTGACTCTTTGGTAATTGTAATTGTCAAGTTCCTCCTCAGTTCTTAATCTACTTTTTCTATTCTCTTTGTATTGGTGGTAAATCTGTTTTCTTAAGATTGCAGAATTTTCCCCATCCCAAAATACTACGATTTTGTCTAATCCATATATCTCAAACGCTCTGCTAAGAGTATTAACAAAATGATAGATTCCTCCAATATGTTTACCCTTATAGTAGTGGTTTTTGAGACCATAAAAACCAATCGTAAGTAAATTGTCTCCATCAACAAGTAGAACGGACATTTAAATTAATTTATTATATATCACTTTCCTCTGTTACAACTTGTGTATCTGCGATGTCTGTAACATTAACACCTAATTGTTTACCGATGTACTCTCCGTTGTCACGTTTGTACTCTTCGATAGAACGTTTTTCTTCAGTATCGTCTTTACCGTGCATAAATCCTTGTGGAGTTACCAAGATACGACCATCCTCATATCCACCACCATTGATGTGGTTCTTACTGATTGAGATTTTGGTACGTGTAGCGATTCTGATTTTTCTCTTATCTTTAGTGATAGAGATTTTAGTAGTTCCCGCACCTTTTTGGTTACCGAATAAGAATACTAATGATGAGTTTAACCAAATGGCTTCACCACCTTTAGCTTTGATTTTTGGTTGTCCAAAAGGATTGTCAGGTAATTCTACCCAAGGTTGGTTAACAATAACCAATGTACTTGTGTAAGGTTTGTCAGTTCTTCTTGAACCCGCGATACGTTGATTGATACCCATACCAATTTTATCAGCTAAAACTGACGCATTGTGTTGTTTACCACCTTTACCATCGAAAGTCATTTTACAAGGAACTGAACCTACCGAATCCCAAAGGAATAATAAATCGTGAGGAATGTCTCCTTTTTGTTGTGCATCTAACAAATCATTGATGTAATCTGTAATTTGTTCGATATATTCAAAATCACTGTTAAAAAGGTAATCACCCTCTTTGTCAAATCCCATCAATTCCGCGTGTTCCCAACTCCATTTTTGTTCTGTAATGATGAACACAGGAATAATTCCTTTCTTTTGTGCATCTACCGCAGTTTTAACTAATGCGGTTGTTTTACCCGTATCACTATGTCCTAATAACATATTGATGTGACCCATTGCTGGACCCGGTAAACCTGTGGCTTCTAAGAAAGCATCTCCTAAATCAAAGAAACGGTCTGGTTTATATTCCGCCTCTTTTGAGAATTTCTTCTTAATTGCCGAGAAATCTGTTTTTTTAATACCTGCCATTGTGTTGTTTTTAAAAATGGGGTGGATATTTCACCACCCCTATGAATTAATTAGAACGGTAAGTCTCCGTCAGCGTCATCATCTTCTTGTGGGTCAACCACAGGTGTGGATGGTGTAGATGGGGTTGAAGTTCCTCCAAATGTTGCTTCTCCTGTTGAATTTGAAACGAATTTTTTAGCTTCACTATCCCAACGAGGTACTTCTCCTCTTGCTACCATTTCAAGATAATCTTCTCCTTTTTTAGAATAAACATCTGCCCAAGTTAATTCATCATTAACCCATTGTTGAGCAATTGCCTCATCTGTGTGAAGTGGTGCAGAATCATCAGGTATTACTGAACTGATTGTTGTGTATTCTTTACCATTACCCGCTTTAGTTAGGGATAAAGTAAGAATCAAATCACGACCAGTTTTTGCGTCTGATACATCACCTTTAGTTCTGAAAATTGGGTGGATTTTATCTAAAACACCGTCTGATTTTGTATTGTGTTTAAATCTCCAAAATTTTGGTCCGTCTTGTTCGTTATCACGGTCGATAACTTTAACGATGTAGAAACCACGAGAACGATAATTTCTTGCAAGTTCTCTGTCTTCTGCAACTCCTGTCATCATCAAACTATCATAAACCTCGTTTAATGGTGAACGTTTACCCTCTTGTGCCGGGTCATACAATTTAGTCCATTTACCGTCAATTTGAATTTCGTGAAATTTAACGGGTACGAATGGGGTTCCACCATCAGATGGTGGTAAAATACGAATACGTTTTTCCACACTTCTCACACCTTTTGGTAAGATTGTTGTGAAATACTTTTTCATTCTATCCTCTTGGGATACTTTGCTTGCACTGCCGCTTGCGGCGTTTTTGGACTTCTCATATTGAGCAAGTACCGAATCTAATACTGACATAATAATTGGGTTTTAAATAAATAATAATTGTCTATAGTAAAAATATAAACAAAAAAAGCCGGATTGTCAAACCCGGCTCTAAAGATTTTTTTTAGTAAATCTATTCTAAAGTTAAGAGATACGATAATTTGTTTACGTCTGCTAAAATCTCGTCTTTGATGTTTAATAAGTCTGTGTCTTTCTCTTGAGATAAACCGTTCGATAATCCGATTATGTTTGATTTCAAGGTTTTTAAAAATGTTGTCAAATCTAATTCTGATAAATTTTGTAAATTAAGTGTCTTTTCGTTATCACCTAATGTAAATCTACCATATTTTCCCATCGCCACCTCAACAAATGAATCGATATTCTCATCCATAGATGAATATATGTCACCAAATGCAATATGTCTAGAATATCCTTTGGTTTGCCAATGTAATATTTTGAATTGTATTTGAGCTTCTAATAGAAATTGAACGTTAGTACTGAGGTTCATTATCGTCTTGGTCTGGGTTAAATGATTTCATTATTTGTTCTTTTCCGTAATTTTCAACATCATCCTTAGTTAAAACATATTCGTTTTTACCTGTTTGTCTCATTTCGTCTTGTTTTTGTGAGAAGAAATCTTGTGGATGTTGGTTGAATGGATAAGAATCTAAAGAACGCATTTCCAATTTCTCTTGAGGAGTTTTTGGTTTTACTTGTTCGATACGTGAACCTAACTCATCAATTTTAGCCATTACAGAGTCCATCTGTGCTAATTTTTGTTCTAAGTCGGTTAACTTACTAAACACACCGTCCATTTTTTGAATAACGTCACCACTACTATCTTTTGATTGGTCTAATTGATTTTTAATGTTTTTAGTCATATTAACTAAATCAGTAATATCAATTTCTTCAGTACTACCCGCGTCAGCTGCAGGTGCTTCAGGTGCTGCCCCCATTGCTGCAGGGTCTCCACCCATAGCCGCTGGGTCAGCTCCCATAGCTGCAGGGTCGGCCGCAGCATCAAGTGGAGCTCCTTCAGGTGCTGGTGGTGCTGCTAATGGGTCTGCCGGTGGAACTGCTGGTGTTGCGGTATCCGCACCCATATCTTGTTCCATAATCATTGTCTTTGTGTATTTGTTAATCGCTTTGTGACGATTTAACTCTTCCATTAATTTTTGTTCTAACATAGTATTAGTCTTGTAATAATTGTCTACCGTCTTCGGTAATGTATTTTTTATTGATTCTTTCAACGATACCGTCTTTTGACCTGATGATGTAACATTCCCCTGTTACTAAATCACACTCTTCTCTTTCCATTCCGTCTTGAGATACTCCCTTAACTGATTTTGGATTCAAGAATTGGTCTACTGAGTTTTTTATTTTTAAGTTTTCCATATCTTTTTATATAAATATCAAGAATTTTTTAAATTCTATTTTATTAATCGGAAATAAACAATATCTCCATCATATAAATCAAGTTCTTTCATTAATGCTTTAGACATACCTATACCATAAGGTATATCTGCAGGTCCTGTGTTAACAGGTCCGACGAATCTTCTTGTATCGAAATTGTAACTATATCCGAGTGTATATTTCTTATTTTTCTTAGGGTCAGGATTAAAGAATTCAGTTTTAGGTGAACCCTCTAAAATTGTATTAGGTGTGAGTACACTATCAAATAAGAATTTAGTTGAATAGAACATATCTTTATCTGAGTTTGGACTAACCTCAACCCATTTAACTCTACTACTAGTTTTCGTACTTCCCGATGTAAATTCATATCTACTAACAAATCCTAAGTCAATATCATTACCAATTGGGTAATTAGTACCTCCCATAGTCACAACATTACCTCTTAACCACTCTTCATCATTGTATTTTACTAATTGAACATACTTCTCATTCTTAAATCCATTATATGAAATACCATATGGAGTAGATGAAGCGTTCTCAATTATTTTTTCACCACTAACCGTTTTAGTACCCGGGTCATAAACGTAAGTGTTACCTTTATTATCCTGTACTACTTTTTCGTTATTAGTTTTATTTGCAAGTTTTTGATTTTCATCTTTAACTTTGGCCACCGCCTTAGCAACCATTTTATCAAACAACGCTCTATAACTTGCCATAAACGAGTCTTTAGGGTCAGGGAGTGAAGTAATAGGTATTCTTGTACCCTTGAAGGTTGTTTCAATGGTGTTATTTCTAATACTGTGTGTAACCTCTTGAATCCAATATGTTCCTCTAAATAATGGTATGTTTTTAAGATAGAAGTACATTGTAGGTTGAATCATTACATTACCCATCATAGTAACATCACAAGTGTAGGACTGTGACCTATAAATGTCAAACAACCCAATATCCACCTGTGCAGTACTTGAACCTGTTTCACTAGCACCTAATCTTTCTAACACCGCAAATGATTCGGATGTATTTTTAACTGAAGACTGATTTAATTCAATCCCCTTGAATATTCCTTGGTTTTGGTCACCAAAACTAACCTCAAACGCAACCGCTTTATTTGATTTAAAGAAATCGATTGTGTTGAATACTTCGGGAGCAACTAATACCGGATTGTTATTTGGTTGTTGAATATTAAAACTATCGTCCTTAAACATCATTTTTTTATTCACTTCACTCATCTCCAAATATTTTGAAGTTGGTCCTGTATATTGTAAAATGATTTTAGGTGATGAATCCTGATAATCAACCTCCAAGAAAGTTCCGAATATATTTTTTGCAACCGTTTTTGACGGAGTTATTTTTGCTTTGTTGTTATAGTTCGTTCCGTAGAAATTAATATAAGCTGGCATTGCTCTCATATCGAAACCGGTTCTCGATATTAAATTTGAGATGGTTCCATATAAATTTTGTTTCTTAGAGTTTCTTTGGTCGCCAATCTCAATTAATTTTTTAATATCAATATAAACCGAGTCACCAATATCGACATTAGCTTTATCCAAGAATAAAAATTCCTCTAATAAATTTCTTTGTCCAATTGAGTTACCTGCAACCCATTTATCGTTAAACGATTTGAAGAAGTTGTATAATTCTAATTTAATTATATCATCATTATAACCTCTGTCTATTTTTAATCTTTGTTCAACATTGTCCGCTTTAAGTGTGTTAAATCGACTAATCAATACTTTTAAAAATAAACCTAGTCTGTTTGCTTGTCCCCCAACTTTTGATACGGGGTCCGAATCTTTTAATATGATATTGTTTCTTAAATAATTCACAAAGTCAGCTTTACTTATTCCGTTACCGGCCTTTCTAAATCCAGCATATATGTAAATTAAAAATCTAAATCTTTTAATGTTATCAACACTTAACTCAACATTATTATACCTGAAGAAATCCTCATAGTAATTGTCCATATCTTCTCCGAGATATAGTTTTATATAATTTTGTGTTTCAGTATTGATTTGTCCGGCATCGAAGTCTTCACCCGTTGAGAATCTCTCAACGTTTGCCTGTGCGAATCCACCTAATACGTGAGCATTGATTTCCTTTGGATTTGATAAAGTTATCTTAACTAAGTTGTCATTACTTAAAATGTCATTAGAGATTTGGAATAATTTTTCTTTTTGTCTCCAATAGATATTCATCATAAAGTCATTCATAGTACTGACAGTGTCAAATGTATCGGTCGAATATTTCGGAACTGATACAATCTCCTTGAGCATTTTCTTAAATGTATTGTACTTGAAGTTGTATTTTGATTGTGGAACTTCTTCATTTAATGTATCTGACGCAAATTCAAGGAACATATCTTCAAACTCATCTAAAATTTCAGGTTTGAATGTTGCAATCAAATCTATAATTTTTCTATTGTTGGATGATAAAGTTGGTAACCAATTCTTTTTACTTACCATATATTGGGTCGATGGATTAAATGTTTCTCCACTATAAAGTGGTGATTCATTACCCATATAAATTTGGTCATAGTTTGACCAATAAGTTTTAAAATTGTCTTGTTCATTTCTACTATATCCGGTTGTGGACATATTTGAATAGATGTGTCCTGAACCCGGTAATAACGTATATCTTTGGTCTTTTGAATCGAATTTAGAGTTATCAACCATAACACTCCAACTCCATCCTCCGTCACCCCCAATTTTAAAAATTGGTTTTACAACACCTTTATCTACCATTTCAGTATACATCGTATTTCCTGTGGTTGCAAATGGATTATAAAAAGTATAATCATTCGCTATTTGATGAAATATAGAATGATAATACGGGAAGAAACCATATTGACTATTTGGATTTGCTCCTCTATAGATATTAATACTTGTGGTTCCTTGTCTACCTGTAAATGGCAAAGTATATGTTCTATCTAAATTAAGGTCATAAAATAACTTTGTGTTAATAGGTTCTGTGATACCTGATAAAATATCAACACCTTCTAATATATGTCTTTTGTATCTATGATACAATGCTCCCCATTTTAGTACTAAATGATACGGAACATAGTGTGATGCTCCAAGTTCTCTAAACATTGAAGACATTAATACACCATCTTGTGGAATGTGAGATACTGCCTGTAAAATTTGATTTACCTTATCAGTTAATTGATGTGATAAATCTTTGAAATTTAATTGGTTTAAAAGTAAGTAAGCAGAACCTGCAAATCTTCCCTTAGATTTTCTATTTTGATAGTCGTTATATAATTGTTTATGGAAATACGGAGTATTAATCATCATTCTTAATTCGGTGGTTGGTGCACCTTGATAATCGATGGTATCGAAACTAATATGATTGTCAAATAAGTTTCTACCTTTTCTCGTATTTCTTCCTGTACTTCCTGATATGTCAACAACATATTCAACTTCATCCGACCACACCCACATTTCGGGTTCGATTGGTGATGAAATAAAATCTTCAGTTGTGTTTAATCTTACCATACCTTTTAGGTGTATCTGATTTTTTGTGTAACCAGATGGTGATAAGAAATTACTATATTCTGTTGAATTGAATGGATAAAGATTTACTCTATATTCCTCTCCAATATAATTAATTAAATTTTGAGCTAAATTAGGGTAGTACCTGTTGTTTGATAATGATTTGTTTTTCGGTACATATTTCTCAATTTTGAAATCAGATTCCAAAGATTCTCTAATGTAAGGAATAGTTGGAAGTTGGTCTTCATAATATGGGTATCTTTCATATGCAGAAAAACCTAACATATATTTTTTTAGCTCTTCAGTATTTCTTACTGATGTTTTTAAAACCTCAATAATATCAAAATCTTCAGCAACTCTATTTTTAATGTTGTCGAATTCTAATAATGCTAATTCTTGAATCGTATTATTATTAAATGAATCAATAGTTGTTACATACGTTGCTCTTTCCCATATCTCATATAAAATTGACGATATTGATTTATCGTCATATGGAATTGCACCATTCAGATACGTTAACATACTAATGTCTCGTTTCTGTAATGATTCAGAATCATTGTTGGTGGTATAATCAATTAAATCGGGACCATTCTCATTTGAATCGTTGGGTTCAATTTTCTTTGTTGAGACTGCGTGATAGTTTTCAACAAAATCAACTTCAGGCCATAATTTCTTATCATAGCTCTGTAATTTCTTTGCCATTTCAAATGAACCCGGATATTCTAAAACGTTTTGTTTTTTACCTGTTGCAGGTTTTTTAACTTCCGGCCAAGGATATATAGATTCGCCAACACTATCTGTCGATACTGAATTTAAAATATCTTTCCTTTGTTCGGCAACTTGGAATGCTTTATAATGTGTATCTTTTAATAAACGAATATATGTGTCTGCGTTTGCTAAAATTAAACCAACAACATTTCGAATTGTGGGTTCAAACCCAATTCCGATATCTCTTCGTTTGATGATATCGTTCATTTTTTTCTCAATCAGTTGTTCAAGTTTGTTTCTTTCTTCGATATAATCTTTTTGAATGGTGTACAATGTTTGTAACATACCATTAATATCAACACCAATCTTAGAGTCAACTTTATAGAAATTCTTTAAGTTAAGTAAAGCGTCTCCTGAAATTGTTCTCGTGTTAATCGTTTTATCTTTTAATAATTTAACGTCTCTATTTTTACCAAACGCCTGATTATTATCCATTGATTGGATATTTGTTTTAATCAAGAGTTCTAAAGTACCTGGTGTTGAACCCGTTAATGTTGCTAAACTGGTTGCTGGTTTACTTTTTTCCAAAAGTACGTTCCATTCTATACTTTCATTTGGTTCTTTTCTAAAAAATTCTGCACTTAAATTTTTTGACTTCCAAGAAACTAAAGCCTTTTCAAAGTTCTTTAATATGTTATCGAATTCACGAATACCATTTAATACTTTAGGGTCAGCGGTTTTTGAAAAAATTTCTTCTTCCAATATTGTTTCTAACCTTTGTGCAATCTTTATCACTTCCCTAAGTGTTTTATCGGGAAATGTTTTTGGTAGTAATCCTTTTTGTCTATACTCAGAATAAACTGATTTTAATACTGTTAAACCTCTACTTGTTTTTTTAATTACCTTTTCATATTTTTTTGTCTTCTCATTGAACTTACCGTCTTTGATACTTTCAATTGGGAACATATACGGTGCTTCCATTATTCCATCCAATGGAATGTCATTTAAATAAGCATATGTTGAACCAACAAAAGTTGTGTCAACTTCGAAGTTACCATTTCCAGAGTTAAACCTTGAGTTGAATTTTACTAAGTGAAGTCTGTATCTAATTGCCTTTCCATAAAAACCTTTTATAGTTAAATAAAATATTGGCCAAGGTAAATGGAAGAATGCTTTATATGGGGAATTTTCAGGTGATTCAAATAATGTTTTACCCCTAACATCAATAAATTTAATATTGACTTGTGGAATAACATTCACACCTTGAATTTGAATACTTATACTATCAATACCAAAACTTTGTGCGGTACTATCAAATTGATAAAATTGACCGGTTGGTATTTGATTTCCGTCTTTATCTTTTTTTGTTTTTTGGTCATACTCAGTATAGGCATCAGTCCATTTAGAATCAAAGTCTCTACCTTCCGCATTTCGCATTAAATTAAATGTACCTTTAGCTATTGAGGTTAGAGTACTGGCTTCGTTACCTGTTACTAATGTGGTTCTTGGAATTAAATCCGCTTCCAAGTTAACATACATAACAAGTTCTTCAGGTTTACTTTCTCTCATTAAAACCTGACCATCAGATACGACACTATTAGGGTCGATGTACATTAAATTGTTTTGGTCGACCTTAACTAATATATCGTTTGTGTTTCCTTTTTTACTCGCCATAGTATAACTTATACAATTCTATTCCTCTTTTATAGTCTTGTAAAGTCGTTACTAATGGAAATGGAACTCTAATTATAAAATTATCTTGAATTTCAAATTCAACACTACCCGCCATTGGGTTCGCTAACATAATTAACCAACCAAAATACGGTGTTCCATAATATTCCTGTGACGCTTTATCAAGTCTATCCTTACCTTTTTTATATTGAAAGTATTTGTCCGTAGACTTAATTGGTATTTCAATGCCGGGTACTATCTTAAAACTACCGTCGTCTATAAAATATTGGTATCTATCAAAATATTGGTTACTCATTTTTTCTTTCTATAGTAGTTTAATTTATCCCCTAATCTTGTATCTGCGGAATGTAGTTTTATTAAATTAGATTTATCCTCCCCTGTGATTACAAAATCTTCGTTAACTATTTGGAATTCAACTTTGTTCGTATTTTTGGGTTCTGGATATTTTCCAAGTTTAACATTTATCACTTTTGGTTCCACAAAAAACTTAGTTAGTTTCTTGTCAATAGTTTTTATTACCCCTTCATTAAAATTTACGGAATCTTTTTTGGTTAGTGTATCTAAAAGAACTTGTTTTTTACTAAATAATAATAAACTAACAAATTCTTTAAAGTTATCGTCACTTAATGTCATTTCTCTACCGAAAACTAATGAACTATCAATATCCGCTAACATTACTTGGTCATACTTTTGGATATAATCAACACATTTTTCATATTGACTATAAATCTTGTTTTTGGTAAAACCTGTTGGTGATGCATAATCGAACGTTGCTCCTGAAAATACGTTACCTTCTAAAATTTTACCATCGTGAGTTGTACTAATAACATAACTAAGTTTATCTAAGTTGTCAATTAATTGATTTCTCTTAGATTCTAACTCAATTGCCGTTTTATCTTCCGCAGCTTCCTGTAATACTTTGTTTAATTCATCTGCAATAATTGGTTTTAAATATGTTTCAGTATAATCAGTTAATGGTTTATTTAAAACTTCGTCAATTCCAAACATCGTTGTAATATTTGTACTTGCAAGTTTATCCTTCATTTTAATTCTAAATACTGAAATGGTATTGTTTGTTAATTTTGAAGGACTTTTATGTTGTCCAAATAATTGTACAGTTAAATCTGTAACATTGTTACTATTATCAACCTTTTTAATTACATAATCTTTAACTTCTCTATATGTTGGTGAAAAGAATACACTTGCAATTTTATTACCATATTTTTTAGTAATACTTTTAATCGCTTGGTCGTAGGTATCATAATAAATTGTTGTGTAGGTAAACACATTCTTTATCAATTTATCATAATTTAAGGTTTTACCCGATATTTCACCGAGATATTGTCCTCTACTCACATTGTTCGCACTTTCAGGACTTGGGGGTATTGGAGCCAACGTTGTTGGATTTGGTGTTCTGATACCTGATAGTTTTTCAAGTTCTTCTTTATTGAACTTTCTTCTATCTTCTGTTGCGGTTGCTCTGTAATCATATACTTCAGTATTTGCATAGAAGTTTGATGATAAAGCGTTTTGTAATCTTTCAACAGGTTTCTCCATTCCGTGACCACCAATAAAACTAACTTGTAGCGTTACGTCGGCAATCATTGGTTGAATACCAATTCCTTCGGGGTTTAGGTCCCAAGTTGAGTTCTCGAACGCAATGTTTACGTCTCTAATAATAATTTTAGAATGGTAAAAATCACCAATTCTCATAATACAAATTGGTGGTGGTCCGAATGTTGTATTTCTCGCAGGTAAATCCGTCTCATCATTTATTCCTTTAATAGGAATAGTATCTCCCGGTCTAATACATTGTTGTACGAAAGTTAAACGTGCGTTTAATCCTTCAGGAGTTGTTGAGTGGAATCCCGGATGAAAATATTTTAATTTCTCTTTTAATGAACTAAATGCTATAGGTGATGTTTCTTCTAATTGTTTGAAGTAATAACATTCACCCAAAGTCTTCATTATAATTCTTTTTAATTCGTCAAGTGGTGGTTGTTCTTTTTTACCTTGTTCAATAACCGGTATAACATTTACCGTTGGAATAGTAATGTTTGGAATAATTCCTGGCGGTGGAGGTGTTGGTGTTGGGTTCTCCGCTGGTTTTGTTGAATACTCAACACCAAGAGTTGCCTCTCTACAATAAAATGTTACAGGTGCGGTACGTTTTAATTTAAGGTTACTTTTTATTTCAAGATTATGGCAATTAAGATTCTTATCGGGAGAAACTTGTGCAGTGAATTGTTCACCTCTATTAGCAATAAAATTAAATCTAATTTCACCATCATAATCATAACCTAAATCTCTAAAACTAATAGCGTCTAAAGTTTCGGTCTTTGCTTTGTCCTTTTCATTAACCGCAGATGTTTTCCAATTAACTTTTAATTTTTCAGGTTTAGCACCTTCTCCGGCAACCCCTTCTAAAAATTGTTTTATAATACTTGAACTTCTTCTGTATGATAATTTCAAATTATACGTATCATCAGCGACAAAAGATGTTGATGCTTGAATTGATAATTTTATTGTTTGTACTTTTTTATCTTTTAATAAACCTTTTAGTTCAGTAACTTGTTGTGTGAATCCACTATAAGTAACATCAAGTGTATCAAAACCTTTATTAATTTCTGATATTGTTTTACCTGTTAGTTCCGCAATTTTAGCGTTATCAGGTCTTGTTTTACTTTCTTCTCCGTATAATATTTTATAATCGTTTTGACTCTTTGGTCCCCAAGCGTGACTTGGGTTGAATAACGCATCATCGTTTGTTAATAAACCTTGAGTTAATTCATCGATATATTGACTTCTATTATATGATTCATATAATGTTCCATATTTTAAACCATCTAATTCATTTTTGTCATCCTTCTTTGGAAAGTCATTTTTGAAAAATAACATAAACTTTTTAGCAATTGGTCCTCCTGCTGTATTATTTTCAGAAGTACCTCCTTTAGTTGGTGTTGAACCTGGTACTTGTGGTACGGTTAAATCCTTAACCGGGTCTGTAATTGTTTTAACTTTCTCAATAACTTTAGGGTCAGTTGAATATGATAGGTATGCTTGAATTTTCTGAATATCACTTTGTTCAAGTGTTGTGTATTTTCTAATCAATGAATAGAAATCTAAATCTTCACAACCCGCAAAAAATGCGTGAATATAGTTGTCAGCTTCTTCATCAGACATTCCTTTGAAGTGTTCTCTAACTAATAAATTTAAAATACTTGGGTGGTCAACAACAATTTTGAATGACACACTACCATTTCTTGTTGTGTTTTGATATGTGTAAATTGGTTCAGGTCTACCTAAGAAAGTATTCTCTTCCCATTTAGCACTATTTTGTTCACTAACTTTTAAATCATATGGTGGAAACCACATAACACGACCACCATTTGGTCCTCTTTCACAATAAGGTAAATCATTGTAAGTAAAACCCGGTATGTTAGATGTTTTCCAAGCAAGGTTCTCAATTGAGAACATATATTTCTTAGCATAAAATCCACCATTACCTTTAACGATATTTGTTGAACCATCAAATGATGATTTACCGTCTGAATTTGGATATATGTTTAAATTGTACGGTGTTGATAAAACTGAAGAATTATATTTTCTAATAAGACCAGTTCTTTTCATTGTGTCGGAATAGTTCATATGTGACCTATCTTTGGTCCATACTCTACAATATTCAACACCACTCTCTTCACCCGAATACATATTAACATACTTCACATTAGAACCTCTTGACATAGTAACGTTACCATCTCTAAAGACTCTACTTGTTTGGTCAATAACATTCGCAACGTGTCTCTTTTGTTCACCACCATTAAATGGTAATGTGTTAAGTAAATCTTGTGTAACTCCTAAAATAGAATCATCTCTAAATCTAAAATTTGTTGATAGGGTTCCCGTGTATTGTGATTGTTCGGTTGCAAATTCTTTATTATTTGCACCGATTCTATTTGTTGATTTTTGACTAATCCAAGTTAACTTACCCGCAATTGGTCCACCTTCTGTAATATTTCTTTTACGTTCAAATAAACCCGCTTGAATTGGGTCAAACATTGATGATAAATAAAAACTACTTCTTACAGGTCTGTCGTTAAAATCATTCATTGCGTACTTAACGTCATTACCTCTGTCATCACCAATGTATGCTTGTCCTTTTGGTGCTTCTAACCCTAATAAGTTTTTTACACCTGACGCAACTTTATCAACAAATGAAAATATTTTAGACGATTGTTGAGACCTCGCGGTTGTTGTGTAATTTGGTGCATATTTTGAATATGATAATAAATCATATAATCTTTGTCTTTGACCTTCACCCATATATTCAATGAATAAATCTGAAGGTTTTCTTGATGCCTTTGGTCTTCTTTCTATTCCAATCAACGAACCAATAGCACCTGTAACATCTTGCAGTATCGCTTGTGCTTCATTCTGTGCAACAGGTCTTACATTTACAGGATTTCTTGGGTTGGTTAAATAATCACCCGGTACTTCACTAAAAGGAAATTCAACACCTGAAACTGTTTGTAAAAAATCAACAGCTTTACCCGCCAATGTTTTTGCAACTGTTATCTTGTTATTATATTCAACTAATGGTTCTCTACCTGTAATTAAATTTATTGCAGTTGTAGAATTACCTTGTAACGCATCAATTAATCTTACTCTACCAACAGTTGCAGCATATAAATTTTGTTGGATTCTTGCAAAAACAGGTCCGTTAGGATTGTTTTTAATATTATTAGCGGCAAATTTAAATAACTCAGATTCAGTATCATAGTTACTTGTTGACATTATACTAATAATGTTATAGTCTTGTCCTCCTCTAAAATAAGGATATAACGCTAAATTAGCTCTCCTTGGAATATTATCTAAAGTTTCCCTAACAAAATATTCAATAGGTTTGAATATGTTTAATTTTTGGGTTTGTGGTAAATTAAGGTCTCTTTCTGTTTCTACATTACCTAAATCAGGTACTGAAACATCACTTAGATTTTGAACTGAAAATGAACTTGCATTAAAGGTTTGTGGACCATTAGGTGATGAAAGATTCTTACCTAATATGTAATCCCTAAATCTTTTAGTTGAATCAAAATCTACGTAGCTTGGCATTATATATTTGTTTACCTATAAATAGGTGTTTGTTAAAAATTTAATTATTGATTTGAGGTATAATCGTTCCACTTATCGAAGAATTGACTAGCCATTTCAGGATTTCTCATAATAGACCTCGATATTTCATCTGCTTTAACATCGGAAACAACCTCAAATCTTACTGTTTTTTGTGGTTGATTGTTGGATGGTTGAGTTTGTGTCTTAGCTTTTTCAGCCTCCGCTTTAGCCTTTTCCGCTTCTGCTGCTTTATCACCAAGTGAAGTTTGAGGTTGGGCTTGACTTTGAGCTTTCTTTCTACCCTCAACATTTAAAACACTATTAATACCGTCTTTTAAAAATTCTCCAGTCTTTTCAATACCCGCAGCTGCTTTATTTGACAAATTTGTCGATTCTTTAATAATCTTAGCAGGGTCAAATCCTAAAGCCTTTACCGCGGTTTCACCAACTCCTCCTGCCTGTATTCTAGCAACCGCAGCTAAAAAATTAACATCTCTATTAATATTTTCAACTAAACTAACTTGTTTTTTTGCAATATCTTCTGTTGATAGTTGTTTAAATTCTTCTCTATATGCTAATAAGTTTTTCTTTTGGTCTTCTGACATAGTTTCTAACGCAACCTCAGTAGCCCCTAATTTTTCTTGTAAATTTTTAGGAACTTCAATAACCATTTTACCGTCTTTCATTTGGGCTAAATTGGTTAAGAATTCCTTATCTTCTTCATTATTAAACGATAATCCCGCAGCCATTAAATCTGCAGCCGCAGAACTTCTTTGTGCCGCCTGTACTGAAAGTTTTGTCAATTCAGAGTATGATATACCTAACTCTTTAGCCATCGCTTGTGCTTTTCTCAAATTAGCACCTGTAACTTCAAACCTTCCTTGTTCACTATTGTATGTTGCTAAAGATTCCGCAGCACCAATTAATGAATCTTGTAAATCTTCAACATTATTTGTTGCATCGTACATCATTTTAATTGGGTCATTAAAACTACCCATAACACCTCCAATTGCTTGAAGATTAGCAGCCAATGATAACGCACCTTCAGGGTCCATAACCTTCTCAGCAAGTGTGAACACACTTTGCATATCCATTTTTAATTGTTGTGCTTTTTGAACCATACTGTTAAGTCCATTAATACCATTTTTAAATCCGTATTGATTTAATTTATCGATATTTTGTACTAAAGTTGTTGTGGTAGTTCTAGCGTTTAAACCTAACTCTAAAGATGATTTACCAGCCTCTTGTATTGCTAACATTGAATCACGAGCACCTAACGAAACATTTGAAAAAGCATTTGCGGCCAATCCAGCCTCTCTCATATTAGAAAAATAAACTTTTCCCGTTTCTTGGACATCGACCATTGTTTGGGTGTTTAAAAGTCTAAACCTACCCATATCTGTTGTCATATCAGAAATTGCAGTGGCTAGTTCTTCAAAAGAAATACCTAATCTAATTGCACTTGGATATGATTCAGTAATTGAACTTCTAAAATCCTCGGACAATTGTCCGGTCATAGCAGTCTCTGTATTGATTTTTTCTTGTAACTCTGACTGTTGTTTTAGTTGAAGGACAATTCCTTCACCTATGGTACTTCTAATACCTTTGAATATTTCTTCGGTGGTTTTTAATTTTCCCGTTGTCGAATCGAATATTGCGTTTAATCCGGATTGAACTCCAAAATTTTCACCTTGTTCATATCGAGTAGATGAACTACCCATAGCCTTCAATCCCGCCGAAATTCCACCAACAATTCCACCATCTGTTGTTGGTTTGGATGTACTTGCACCGACACTTTCAGGTTCTTTACTACTAAGGGCGTTGTATTGGTTATCAATATCTTGTTTAACCGAAGATTGGTTAGTATTAATACCAGGATTATCACTAACTACTTGAGAAAAGAAATCATTGTATTTTTTTCTATATGCAAAATCTTTTGCTCTATTTGAAATGTTAAGTGCCGCCATACTATATAAATAGATTAGTTATCAGATTCTATTTCTAATAAGTAGTTAATATAGTATCTTCTTACATAGACAGGCATTGAAATTAAATCTGAATACGAGAAACCTCGTTTAATTAAAAATAAAATCTCGTCTAGCATTCCTTTCTTATATTCCGTAGAAAGGGCGAAAAAACTCAACCCCGAACCCGATTTCAACTTGGGTTGTCTCTCCTGACGGGGTAGTTACTGTTTGTGTTAAATCTAAACTTGGTTTATTTTCTGAAATGAATTTTCTAAAATCTTGAGAATCCTTTATTGGCATTCTATCAATGAAATGTCTAATCTGCATTTGGTCTTTAATTCCACCAACAGATTTAATCATCATTTCAAGTTGTTTGGTAATAATAGGTGGTGCACCAATCCCATTCCAACTCTCTCTGATTTTATCAATTTCTGTTTGATTTTTTTGTGTCAAGAATTTAAAAGTCACTTCAGCCTTACTTTTTTCCATATAGAAACTATATTCTCCGTCACTATTTGGTTCTAACTTGAAGTCTTTAATTTTTACACTTGATAAGTCAAATACTTGAGAAAAAACTTCTCCTGTTTTAGGGTCTGTGATATTCATTTTATATTCAGTACCAAATGAAGTATTTCTTAAGAATATTAAAATCGCTTGTTTATCTTCTTCCACTAAATCATCAGTGTTGATATCTTTATCTAACACCTTTCTTTTCAATAATTCACTAACAATTGAATTTGTTTGTATTAAATTCGGTGCCGCTAAAATATTTTCATCTGCAGCCGTTAGATATGCAATCCTTAAGGATTTTTTATTGTTTGGGTAGTATATACCTCTACTCGGTAGTTCAACTACGTCGTATGCAATTGTTGGGTCTATTCTCAATTCTTCCATATTGTAAGTTTAAACTATAAGTATAATAAAGTAAAGTTTATAAAAAAAATAAAGGTCCCTTTTGAGGACCTTTAAGACAGATTTTATGTTTATTGTAATATTAGTATACAAGGATACATCTATCCATTCTTAACGTAGCACTGATATCAGCTAAAGCGTCTTGGCTATAATCTAATGAACCAAAATCCAATCCTGATAAGAATGTACCTTGAAGAATCCATTTTTCAACCACAACACCTGTTGGGTCTAACATTTCAAGTTCAATATCTTTTTTATAACCAGCAGCGTATCCCATACGCCCTGTAACAGACTCCGCGTGTAAACGGAACCACTCCATTAATGCTTGTGCTGCAGAAGGACCAATAGGGTCTTTAAATTTAACTGAGATTGATTCCCATTTAAATCTACCAGCAACATATGTTGATGTATTTAAGAAAGGAATTTCAGTTTCTGCAATTGTTGCTTTAGGTCTCGAAGCCGATGTTACATACCACTCATTGATACCCAATGATGAAGGGAATCTTAGGATAAATCGGTTCTGTCTTTTCGGTTCGTAAGGAACCGGCATTTTCATTAATAAATCTGCCATTTTGTATTTGTTAAGTTTTTAATTATTACTTTCCTATAAATATGTGCTATTTGGAAAATAGTTTTTTTTCGTTTATTTATTCGATGAGACTTGATTTTCTCATTTTTTTTGTTTATTTTTTCTCTAGGCTCCAGTATGACACCAGAATAACATAATAAGAACTAGATTATTAATAATATATTAATAAATACTAGAACAACTAGTTCTAGATACTGGGTAATTTATAAAGATATAATTTTTATAAATTTTTGGTTCCTCGTGGAACGTTTCTATCCCACCATTATGGTGTCTATATAAAAAAAGGGGTCCTTTCGGAACCCCTTTTTTATTTTATCTCCTTTTAGATTAGATATTCTCAAATGAAGCACCTGTTGGTGTAATAATGAATTCTACATCAATAAATTCAAGAGAACGAGTTGGTTTGATGTAAATCTTACCTCTCAATGTATTAGCATCAATGTCCTCAGGGTCACTTGATACTGATACTCTAAAGTCATAAAGACCTCTTTCTTTCTTTATTGATTCAAGAATTGGGTTAACCAATCTCAAGAATTCTTGTCTTACTTGTTCGTCATTTTGTTCGAACAATAATCTTACAGCAACTGCAGAAATTAACTTTCTTGCTCTTAATAGTAATCTTCTTACGTTAATTCTATCAAGTGCAGATTCTCTAACTTGTAATGTTTTGTTACCCCAGATAATTGTACCTGTATCAGAGAATGTTGCAATTGGGTTAATTCTATTTTTGTAAAGTGAATCTCTTTCATCAAGAGTTAACTTTTTGAAAGCTTTGATTGAATTCACCAAACCTCTTGAATAACCTGCTACCGCGAACCAAGGATAAGAAACATTATCAGTTAATGCGATGTTTCTTACAACCTCACCTGTTGGTGGTAGATATAATTGAGTTGAATTGTCGTTATCTCTAACTTGAATCCAAGGCCAATATGTTGCAGAATAGTTACTATCTAAGTTTGCTCCGTCTAATAAATCAGTAACTTCGTCAGATGATGAAACATTTGGTGAGTTAATGATATAAAGTGAATCCGCTCTATCGTTTTCAATAATGTCAATTGTTTGAGTTACCAAAGAATTGTGGTCATCGAAATTGATACCCGGAGTTGCAAATATGTTAATATCAACAGCTTCAGGGTTAGAATATGTTTCAATTCCTTTTAAGTAAGCATAATAGTCAGAGTTACCAACTGAAGTACTAAACACACCACTATTAGTTGTATGTCCCGATACATATGTTCTTTTACCGAACACATAACCGTCTCCGTTAGTTCTTGAACTTCTATAAATGTCCCAACCATCGAAACCACCACATACTGCAAATGTGAATTTACGATATGCAACTGTTTCTAATTTACCTTTACTTACACCTTCTAAATCGTATGGTGTACAATCAAACATTTTACCAGTGATTGTATTACCTGTGATTGAAGAAGCATTAGATGATAAGTGGAAACCTACAGTTACCGCATCAGGTGCAACACCTTTGTATTTTAATAAGTCACTATCAAAACCAACTTGTGATGATAGACCTAAAGATGTTTTCTTTGGTTTATCTCCTTGTGCTGATAATGTTGGTTCTCCTGTTAATGAGTACGAACCGGTCTCTTCACCCGCATCTAAGAATTGTGTTTTGTATTTAACAGCACCTATTACAGATGTTGAACTCGCTAAATTATCAGCAACGAATCCTTTGAAACCTGCAGGAATTGCATCTTCAGGGTGTTCGTCAGCCATAACTAACATAACGTATTTTGAACGTAATTCATATTCACCGTCTTGTGTACCAACTTTTCTTGCTACATAACCTGGTAATGTTGAATCCATTGTACATCTTGTAAATTTCTCCAATACAACCATATTATCGTCAGTATCGTTGAAATCACGAACAAGAATATCAAATTCACCGGTATCTAAATCAATGTTAAGGAATGTAATCTTCACTTGATAGTTAGCGGCGTTACCGTCAGAAACTGTGAATACTTGGAATAAGTCAGAAACTCTACCACCACGTACTTCAGAAACTACCATCGGAGATGCTGGTGTATCCCATTCCCCAACGAAGTCAGTTCCAACTGTGTGGTAAACTTCATCCAAACTTAAACCAAGAATTAAACCTTGTTCAAATAATGTCTTAATTAATGTTGGGTAAACTTCGTGAACATATACAGGTATCTCATCACGTTTCTTGTCAAATACGTCATTACCTAATACTTTTGTAATATATTTTGAAGAAGTAGTGTCTAAAGAACAAGTAAATTCTTTTGCTCCACTTGTAGAACCTGTTACATTAATTGTAAACTCACCCAATGGATTTGTGGTTAAAGTATCAGAACTAATTAAGAAACCAGCATTTGTGGTAACTTCTAAATCTAATGACTCCATTGTGTATCCACCACGAGGTCTTAAAGCCGCAACTGTGATATCACCATAACTGTTACTTGTTGTTCCTGTATAGTTGTATCTTGTTACTACGAAAGTAGAAGACGCTCCTGAATAACTAAATAAGTAAGAATATAAACCGTTAACGTTTCCACCACTTGTTGTGTAGTATGTGTTATACCAGTTTTGATTGGTGTATTCACCTAATGGACTAGTTAATTGAGTACCTGTTTGTGTTGCAATATCATCTTCAGGAACAACACCAATTGTGAACCAATCACCATTAGAGTATGAACCGTCAACAATAAAGTCAGTAACACTATCACCTGTACTAGCAGTTTTACCTGATAACGCAGAGAAGAATGTACTTCCTGTAATTCCTGTTACTGTTGGTATTAAAGTTCCTGAAGTCTCAACAGGGGTTTCTGTAGAATCCCAAGTGATACCGGCAATAGTTTTAATACCGAATGTTTTATTAGGTTTGAAACCTGTTAATCCAAGTACTCTTGTTACGAATAATTGGTTAGACTCTTGTAAATAAGCCTTTGCCACATATGCCAATTCATATTTTGGGTTTCCATTACCATATTTTTCAGGTGATGTTGGACCAAAGTACGTTTTGAATTCATCAAAATCTGTAATCAATACGGGTTCGAAAGCTGGACCTTTTAAAGTTTCGCCTGCTAATCCTAATGTTGTTACTCCGACACTTTGTGCAACAAATGTTAAATCTTTCTCAGACGTATATACACCTGGAGAAACGAATACTTTGTTTGAATTTGCCATCGATTGTTGTTTGGTTAAATTATTTTTATTACTTATTCAATAAATATCTTTGTTTTTAGCAAAGATTTCCGTACTTTTCTTATAAAAGATAGTTAATTATCTTTTTTTATTATTATTTATCTTTAATATGGAAAACAAAAGCAAAAACGTAAAAATTAGTGATAAACATCACGAAATGTTGAAAACCTATTGTGATAAAAATGGATTAAAAATTTACAAGGTTTTAGAAAAATGGATAGATGAGTATTGTAAACCTAAGAAAAAGGATATATATGGTGAATCTTAGTTGATATACGTGATACCAATATTCGAACCAACAACCGGTTCAAACAACAACGTAATTTCCTTGTCTCCTGAAATTGCAAATCCTTCCCCTTCCTCATCGATAAGACCGTTCACGTTAACGTTAATAACACTATCAATCTTATTTTGAACTGTAAAAACTAATGATGACCCATCATATATAAAATTTTCACTTTGTAAGAATAAAGGTTTACCGTAACTATCAATGAAAACACTATTTCTACCCGCATAGTATGAAATGGTTATTTCAAAATTTTCACTTGGTGGTTCTGCAAATGTAATTTTAGAAGTTCCTGCAATGTGGAAGTAATCAACATCGGGTTCTTGAACAAGACCATTTATAGCCACTGAAAACAAAAACCCTATTGATTCACCAACACTAAATGTTGTTTGCATACCATCAGCTACGAACTTCGCAGTCGTGGTCTCAATTGATTTGTTGAAGAATTTCTTTTCGAATGGTTTTGTACCAATGAACTCAGTCATCAAAAATAACCTACTAACCGCAGGTTTAACCTCAAACTCTTCCTCGTCGATTAAAAATCCTAACATCGTAAAGTCGTATGTCTGCATATAGAATTTACGACCGTCCATTGAATCTATTGGAGAGTTGTCACTATTCTTGTCTAATATGATTGGAACAAAATGTCCTTTAACTGTTGTGTAATCTTGTCTTGATGAGAAATTTTGTAGTACGATTTTATTAAATCTGTTCAAATCTCTGAATTTTTGACAAACGATTACAACCTCATAACTAATATCAACTGCCACGGGTTGAGGTATCTTGTAAACATCGGCACCCATTTGAGTACCGTTCCAAGTTGGAACAGATGCGTAATAGAATGTTCTTCTATCAGGAATCGTTCTTTGAACTATTGGATTTGTTCCCGGTTGAACGTCAGGTTTTCTGATAATTGCAATGAATGGTAGTTTCATATTACCATCCTCATCTGAAAAACTCCAATTGTTTGTTATTTCACCCCATCTTTGGATTGTTAATATTTTATCGATAACAGGAATCTGAACACCGTCAGATACTACCTTAAAGTTAGTTTTAACATATTCAAGCATACCAAAATCCAAATCATCGTGTAAAATGGAATCAGGTAGGTATGTGTCAGATTTGGTTATTCTTTCAAGTAACTCTTGTCTTCTATCTAACAATTCCTTTTGTCGGTATACCGAGATGTTGTTTTTTCTTTTTGGCAGTGGCATATTATATTCCTCTAAATTCAGATTCTTGTACAGGTGCACAAGTTATTGTACGGTAATACGGTTTGTATCCAAAATAATTATGTTTATTATCGGAAGTCACTCTACCATCATTTGTTACGGTATAATATCTAATTCTACCTTCAGACTCAGGATAACCAATATAATCACCGTATTTAATCTCCACACCCAATTCATCTAAATGTTTTAAATAGACTTGACATATAAGATTACCTGGCTCAAGATACCTCAACATACCATTTTTATATGATGAGTTCTTCGGTTCTTCAACTTTAACCAATGCGTTAATCTCAATTGGTGGGAAGTATTTAATTTCATCCTTACCAACTTCACCGTATACACTATCCTTATCGGTCTTAGCTCTATCTACACGATAGACAACCAATTTCATATTTAAATCTCCGTGCAAGTACTCTTGCCCCATTTGAATCTGTAGTTCAAAGTCTTCATTAGAGAAGAATTTGGACATTCTTGTGATTGGTAGTTTATTATCCATACCTCTATAAATAGTTTAAATATTCAATCTAATTATTTATATTTTAATATGGAAAATAAAATTCCCGAAATAGAGGCTAGAACTATACTATCAACGTATGATGGCTCTAATAATCAATTATTAGAATGGAAGTCTAAATTAGAGACTGCTAAGAGTTTTACCTTTACTCGACCACAAGCAGAATATGTTATAAAATACCAATCGGTAACTCCCAAAGTTGCAAGGAAGTATGTTAACATTGTTGATTCATTTGGTGAAAAGATTATGGAACAACGTTTATTAGTTAGTGTTCCTAAAACGATATGGGTTGAGAAGTTACTATGTGAATCCGATAAAGCGTTTCATATATGGGGTAAGGTCATCGATTCAGATAAATTCCACGCGATGTGGGTTCCTAAATCTGCAATCTTACAAGAAGAAAAGAAATTAAATAGAGTTATTGATTATTCTCCTTACCATAAAAGACCACCAATGGAACATCAAAAGATAGCCATTGAAAAATTATTAGCAAATGATAAGTTTATTCTTGCTGACGATATGGGTCTTGGTAAAACGACCGCAGCCGTTATTGCGTCATTAGAATCAAATGCCAGAAAAATTCTGATAGTTTGTCCGGCATCCCTGAAAATTAACTGGCAAAGAGAAATTGAGAATTATACCGATAGAAGGATAATGTTAGTTGAGGGACGTAAATGGGGGTCCACCTTTGATTATTACATTATAAACTACGATATCTTAAAGAACTTCCATAGTACCGATAAAAGTGAGGATAGTGACGATTATAAGTTATTGATTAACGCAGGATTTGAATTGGCAATTGTCGATGAAGCACATTACATTTCAAATAATACCGCACAAAGAACTCGATTATTAAACGACGTATTGGAACAGATTCCAAAAGTTTGGTTATTAACGGGTACCCCTATGACATCAAGACCAATAAACTACTTCAACTTATTAAAAATTGTTGAGTCTCCATTAACATTGAATTGGCAATCGTATGTAAGAAGATATTGCGCCGGTTACCAATTTAGAGTTGGTCAAAGAAAAGTTTGGAATACAAGTGGTGCAAGTAATTTAGATGAACTTCGTGAGAGGACCAAAAGTCTTGTTTTACGTAGAATGAAAACTGACATACTTGACTTACCTGAAAAAATTGTAACTCCTGTTTATTTAGAACTTAAAAATACTTTCTACGATGATGAATTAGAAGATTTTATGAGAATCAGTAAAGATAACAAGGAGAATGAAAGTATTACTGTTACACTTAATAGATTGATGAAGATTCGTCAATTAATTGCAATTGAAAAAATACCGTACACTTGTGAATTGATTGATAAATGTATTGACCAAGGTAAGAAGGTAATTGTGTTTACGAACTTTACAAGTTCATTAGATTTGTTACAAGAAAAATATAAGAAGACTTGTGTCACTCTTGATGGTAGAATGTCGAAAGAAAGGAGACAGGAGTCTGTTGACAAGTTTCAAAATAACGATAAAGTAAAAGTATTCATATCAAACATAATTGCCGGTGGTGTTGGTATCACGTTGACTGCTGCAGAAATTGTAATTATGAATGATTTGTCATTTGTTCCCGCACATCATAGTCAAGCGGAGGATAGAGCATATCGTTATGGGCAAAAAAATAGTGTCCTCGTTTATTATCCAATATTCGAAAACACTATTGAGAAAATTGTCTATA